ATGTATACCTATCAAAATATAGGAGATAGTACCTACGCGGCATTTATACAAGATAACACAATCGAAAGTCCGGAGGCCGATGCAGGACAAAGATTTGGTCATAGAATGTGTATCAATGATAATGGAGATATTTTAGCAGTGTCATCGGTTGATCCAGGCAGTGCTGGTAAAGTTGAAATTTTTGTAAGAAATAGTCAAAGCAACGATGATAGCACTGCACTAAGTTTTAGACACGTTCAAACATTGAGAGGAACACCATCGGATGGTAGTTCCTTGAACACATCTTTTGGTGATGCTATTGCAATGAGCAAGGACGGTACAACATTAGTAATATCTGCCCCTGGAATAGATAATGGTTTACAAGTTGATGCCGGTGCTGTTTACGAATACAAATGGAACGATGACGGATCAACTGATTCATACACTTTAAAACAAGTGCTACAGGCACCCGAAGATGCTACAAATATGAGATTTGGATCTACACTAGCGATCAATTCTGCAGGCGATCGGTTAGTAATCGGTGCCGATCAATTTGCAACGCGGTTACCTGTATTGTTTGATTTTGGTGCCACGACATTTGACCTACAAGACACAAACATAGTCGAGTTGAACAAAAATTCCGGTACAGTTTTTACAGCAACCAAATATGATACATTATTTGTTATAGATGATAAACTCACGACATCATCTATCAGTGAAAATGATAATTTTGGAAAAGGTATTGCTATAATTGACAATGCTTTATTTGTTGGTTCGCCGTATGACGATAACTTAAATGATGACGGATCAACTAGAAGATCCAACGACGGTTCCGTAACAGTATATGATTTAAAAACACAAGGTTCGTATGCTTGGAAAAAATTAGTTGAAGAGGATAACTTAATAGACGAGAGAAAAATAAATTCTGCCTTTATATTCAATTCTGCTGATAACAAAATTATTGATTATCTCGACTACTACGACCCGATCAAGGGCAGAATATTGGGCATAGCAGATAGAGAAATCAATTATAAAACAGAATGGGATCCTGCGATATACAATTATGGAACATCTGAGCAGACAGTTGACAACAATACTGCATGGGGAGAAGAACATATCGGTGAAGTCTGGTGGGATCTATCTACTGCAAGATGGGTATGGTACGAGCAAGGAGATCAAGAATACAAAACTAAAAATTGGGGTAAACTATTTCCGGGATCAACTATTGACATTTATGAGTGGATTGAAACAAAATTATTGCCATCCGAGTGGGCAACAAGAGCAGATACAATAACTGGGTTGTCACAAAAAGTTTCGGGTAGTCCTTTATATGGTGACAACACAATTTTCACAGTAAAACAAAAATATAATTCAAATTCTGGAGTATTTGAAAATTATTATTATTATTGGGTGAAAAATTCTGTATTTTTACCTTCTATTAATAAATCTGTCACGTCAAGAAAAAATACAACTTCGTATATTTCTAATCTAATCACAAATCCTTTACAATCAGATATCAAATATTTTGCGGTTACTAATAAAAATTCTTTAATCACGTTCAATGTCAAAGCAAGTTTGGTGAACGAAAATACAGTCTTAAATTTAAGTTATAAAAATAATTTAAATGAGGGAGATGTGCATTCCGTATGGAGATTAATTAAAGAAGGCGATAAAGATGATAGGCCATCTTCTATTATAGAGAAAAAATGGTGGGATAGTTTGACAGGCTCGGATGAGCTAGGCAATCAAGTACCCGATATTAATCTACCTTTAAATCAAAGGTATGGTACACTGATTAGACCTCGACAAAGTTGGTATATCGATAGATTCTCAGCATTAAAAGAAATAATTCAATACACAAACGAAGTTATATCAAAATACGAAATAGCCAATCAAATTAGATATGATAATCTTAATTCCGCAGATCCAGAACCAACGGAATCATCGGGAGAATGGGATAGTGTTGTTGATTCGTATGCTGAACTGACCTATATAGATACTAAAGACATAAGCGGAAGAATCAATGTTTTAGTTCGAAATGACGAACAAAATAGCGGAAACTTGTGGGCGGTATATAACTGGAACGGTACCGAGTGGAATAGAACAAAAGTTCAAACATACAGAACAAATAGATATTACAAATTGGCAAACTGGTATGCACAAGGAACAGACGCAAATACAATTATTAATGCTCAATTAAATTATCAATATGAGCTAGAAAGTCTAATACTCGATAATGAAAAACACGTTAAGGTTCTTTATGGAGACACAGGTGGCTGGAAGATCTACAAGAAAACATCAAACGGCTTCATTAATGTAGCAACAGAAAACGGAACAATTCAATTTTTATCAACATTATATGACTACTCCATTGATGCTACAGGATTCGACGGGGACGATACCTATGACACAAACTTTTTCGATCAAGAACCTAGGATTGAAACGAGAAAAATTTTACAGGCATTAAGAGATGATATATTTGTAGGTGATCTGAGGGGAGAATATAACAACATATTCTTTATTGGATTGAGAAAAGTACTTGAGGAACAATTATACGTAGACTGGTTAGTTAAAACTTCTTTTATAAACGTTTCGAATACATTTAAACCTTTGACCCAACGAAAAACATACACTATCGGCACTGAAAACTATGTTGAGGAATACATCAATGAGATAAAACCCTTTCATACAAAAATCAGAGAGTACAAATTAGGATACACTGCAAACGAGATTCAAGACGGGATTTATACAGACTTCGATATTCCGGCATTTTATGATGGAACAACTTTAAGAAATATTAATCTAACATCGGATGTAGCATTGTTATCTCAATATCCATATAGATTTTGGAATGAAAATTATAAAAAATATGTTCATACAATTTCCGTCAGTCACTCGGGTAGCGGATACATTACCGATCCAACGGTCACTTTGGTGGGCGGAACCTCAAAATCGGTTGGACCGTTCGCAGTGTTAGGGACGAATAACATCGGAGCAAGTTCGGGAACATTTGGATATTTTTATCCTTTGTATACAGCATCTGTCGATGCCAACATAGCAGACACTCAAAATAACGGTGACGGCACAAGTATTGAATTTAGATTTAATGAATATCCTGGTGTTAAATTTTATATGCCAACTTCCAAACAGTACATAGGTATTGCATCGAGACCATCGGGTTACGATGTATATTCCGCTACGGATACTCTTCAGGCCACTGCCCGAGCAATAATTAAGGAAGGAAAAGTGGTCGAGATCAAAGTATTGACGCCGGGTATGAATTATACTGCCACACCTGCTGTAGTAATTACTGGTGGTGGCGAAAACGGTTCAACACCGATCGACACTGCTCGTGCTTATGCCAATCTAAGAAATGACGCAGTAAGAGATATAGATGTAAGCATCAAGTTTGATAGAGTCTCTAGGTCTGCCTCGGTTATAGAATGGAGTAAAAATACTTCTTATGCTGTCAACGACTTAATTAGATATCAAAACGATTTTTACAAAGTTAATGTTGCTTTTACAAGTACCACTAATTTTAAAAATGATCTAGGAAAACTTACAAAATTAAGAGGCGATGAATCATTTATAACTGCCTCAGAAAGAACACTGGGATTATATGCTCCAGTATCAGGAATGCCTGGCAACGAATTATCACAAATCATGACAGGGGTTGATTACGGGGGAGTAATGGTTACCGGTTTAGATTTTGATCATAACAAAGGTTGGGACGCTTCTCCTTGGTACGACATGCCATGGGACAATTTTGGTTTAGAGAACAGAATAGTATTTTATGGCGATGGTTACACTACACAATTTACTTTACCTAAGATTTTACAAAAGACGGACACATACACGGTTTATTTTACTGACATTAGTGATTCTTCTATGTCGTCGATACCGTCTATAGAATATCTTTCAAACACCACAAGAAAAAGACAAATATCTCAGGTTGTCAAGGGAGACGGATCAACAACAACATTTACTATTGTGGGAGATAATGGAAACCCTGCAAACAATGAAACATTGATAGAATTAATACCTTTCGAAGAAGACGGTGTATTGACACCAACAGATGACAAAACATTAGACAGTTTGATTAGCGGAGGTTTATTTAAATCTGTGCTGGGACAAAGTCCTTCGGACATCAACATCGACGGAGATGCTTTTATTACTCCAGAAACATCTTACGCACCCGAAGAAAATTTACCAGGTTCTATATTTGATACAGTGGACATCAAAGTTTATACAACACCACAATCTGGAAAACCTTTTATATTACAAAAAATATATAGTGGTGATGGGTCAACAACTACATTTAATATAGGACAAATTCCAGGAACACAAGAATCTGTTTTAGTAACTGTTGGTACAGAACACCAAACTTTAAATATTGATTATACTGTAAATATTAATGATAAAACAATTACATTTACTACCGCTCCAACGATAGATTCATTAATAACAATTAAAAGTTTTGCTGTATCTGGTCTAAATCTCATGGTTGTAGATAATTTTACAGGAGATGGTTCAACGTCCACATTCATTACTCACGCTAGGGAAACATTCCAATTGGATAGTGCTGGCAGTCAATTATATGTAACCGTTGATGGCGTACCGACCTCAAATTTTACATATACTGTACAAAATAAATTGTTATCGGTATTTTTACATTCCGGGGATGGTTCAACTGCTAACCCTCCTTTATCGGGTAAATCTGTACAAATTTCTTCTTATAACCTTCCTATAGGAGACGGTAAAGCATATGCCGAAATTAGAACACAAGAATTCACGTATGATGGCAGTTCGACAAGATTAGATCTGACCTGGCCTCCGGGAGCAGTGGGTCCATATTCGGGTCTTGCCATAGTTGAACTAAATGGAAAAATATTAAGAGGTCCGGATAATGTTTATTATTCAGGTGACGGAAGCACTTCGGGGTTCTCTTATAGAAATTTTGCCGGGGGGACATTACCTCCACCGTCTTCTTCTTATGTAGACACAAAATCTGGAGAGAAAACAAATATTTTAGACTTGGCAACAACAGTGGATTCTTTTGGAATAGGAACCTACGATAGTGCTTGGTACTTGGCCGTAACACGAGATGAAGTGAGTGGTGAGTTGGCAACAGCAAAATATTCTCTGGTTCATAATGGATCTAATGCATTCGTTTCCACAACAAGTATTACAAAAACAGGATCCAGCAGTCAATTATCGGTCGATGCTGATGTTCTGGCAGGCGAAGTTAGATTGTTAGGAACCGGTGCCAGTGCATTAAACTCGATGTCTTATCTCCGTATTGGATTAGGATCTAACACATCGGCATTATCGGGTGCTACGGTTTCTTTATTAGAAAATTTAGACATCGACAGTGCAAACGAATTATTAGATACATTTGATAAAACTGTTTACAGAGGTGCAAAATATTTTATCAGTGTCAAAAATGCTTCTAAAAACGAATATAGTAATATCGAGGCCGTGGTCGTTCATGACGGGACAGATGCCTACATTACACAATATAATAACGTGAATTCGGCAAATAGTACTCTTTTAACATTGACAGCCGATGTCAGTGGTTCGAATGTGAGATTGATTGCTTCGGCCAATGAGCCAAATTGTAAAGTGGTTGTTTATAAAATTGCTCTATCGGACAACGATACAACAGATGGTTCAAATCTAATAGGAGCAAGTAGCGTCGATAGTACTCTTACCACTATAGATAGTTTTTTAATATCAGAATATCTCGGAGCCCACTATATTGTGACTAGTTATGACAGTGATTCCGGAACAGCATCTATCAATGAAGTAACACTTATCACAGATGGCACTAATACCTATGTCTCTACAGCACCGGAATTGAGTAGTGACGATAATACTCAACTATCGTTTAATGCTTCCATATCAGGAAATACTGTTTCATTCAAAGCATTATCAAACGTAGGATCCAACACAACTGTATCTGTTTATAGAATGGGACTATTAAGAACACAAGCCGGGGCCACAATATTACCTCAAGATATTAAAGTTTATCAAAATGGTTCTCTTAAAACTTTATATTCTGATTATGTGGTCAATGCCGCGACATCAAATGTGGTGTTTAATATTCCTCCTTTAGATAATGACGTAATAGCAATAACAACATTTGCGGGTAATCATTATTTCGACGAAGGAGATGATATTATTTTAAAACCAACAGAAATCGCCACTGATGGTTATACTTTGACAAATGGATCGAAAGTAAATGTAACAACATTTAATAATTCTTCAGGCATGAGAGTAAGAAGAGAGATATTTGTGGGAGATTCATCAGCAGAATTTAGTTTGTCAGAAAATCCTCTGAACACCGATTACATATTTGTATGGTTAAACGGAGAATCGTTAACATACGGTCACAATTTTTCGATTTCCGATAACGTAATTAAAATTTATGGATATACATTAACAGAAAATGATAGAATAGATGTAATGTATTTCTCTATTACGTCAGCACAGCAGTCGGTTGGTTTTAGAATATTCAAAGATATGTTAAACAGAACATTCTATAAGAGAATTAGTGAAAGTCATACGACAAAGTTGGCAAAGTCTTTAAATTTAGAAGATAAAGAAATCTTAGTCGAGGATGGATCAAAATTAAATCCTGTCGACGGCAGTACTTTGAATCCGGGGGTTATTTTTATTAATAAAGAACGTATCGAATATTTTTACAAAAACGGAAATACATTAGGTAACCTGAGAAGAGGGACTCTGGGAACAGGTATTAAAGTACATTCATCAGGGTCTTGGGTCATTGACTCGTCGTCACAACAAACGATTCCATATGCAGACACTGTTTACAATAAAACACATCTAGGAGACGGTAGCACAGTCACGTTCGAAACTAGATTTGTGGCTACACCTGCTTATAAAACAGATAACTCAACTATAAATGCCGAGTATGATTTAGATGTATTTGTAGGAGGGCAAAGATTGCCATTCAGGAATTACGACGGAACTAGAAACTATATTGTTGACGGAAGCACCAACAGTGTTACTCTGATGTCGGCACCTAGAGATGGAGAACAAGTAAAAATATTACAAAAACGTGGTAAAGTTTGGTATAATACGGGAAATTCTACAGCATCCGACGGTTTAGGGTTACAAAATGCAACAACTATTCAAGCAAAATTCATAGCGGGAGAGCCAACAAATGCACCTGAATAAATACAACGTCATGACAGAAGAAAAACAAATTGAAAATATCGAATCAGAAAATAAGAAACCCCAAGATAAATCAGGTATCAAAGTAGAGGGTCATATTAAAATATGGGATCCTGAATCTGGCGAAATTATCATAGATAAAAGAAATGCAATACATTATGAAAATATGAGCATCGCATTGGCAAATTCTTTAGCCAATAAGAGCACAGGATTTATTCATGAGATGGCATTCGGTAATGGTGGTACAACTGTTGACCCAACAGGTATTATCACTTATCTAACTCCTAATACAACAGGAACCAATGCCACATTATACAACCAAACATATTATAAAGTTGTAGATGATAATTCAACAACCAACAAGGATACAACAAGAAATAAAATTGAAACAAGACATACAGCGGGTAACAAATATACCGACATAGTTATAACTTGTACATTGGATTACGGTGAACCTGCCGGACAGGCGGCATTTGATAATACAACAGATTTCAATGGTGATTTTGTTTTTGACGAGCTGGGATTAAAAAGTTGGGAAGGCACCGAAAATGGTTCGACAAATAAGTTGTTGACTCATGTCATCTTCCATCCAGTACAAAAATCTTTGAATAGATTGATACAGATCGATTACACATTAAGAATACAAAGTTTAACAACATTTACGGAATAATAAATGTCTTACATAGTAAACAAATCAAATTCATTAGCATCGCCAAATCAATATGTGGTCGAGGATAATATTCTTAATACACAGACAGATTTATCATTTGTAGGTAAAGGATATGCTGGGTATGGAGAAATTATAGCCGAAAATTTTTTACATCTACTAGAAAATTTCTCAAGCTCGACTGAACCTTCTAAACCTATCAAAGGGCAATTATGGTTCGACGAGTCGCAAGGAAAATTAAAAGTCTATGCCGGCACTAGTTTTCAACCCACCGGTGGAGCGAATTATCAAGCAACTGCTCCGGCAAATATGTTGTCTGGAGATTTATGGATCAACTCCTCAACCCAGCAATTATATTTTAATAATGGAACAACTAACGTATTGGTTGGACCACCATCGTCATCGGATAGCGGTTTAAAATTTGATCAAATATTGGACGCCACGGATGCCACAAAAAATTTACAAAGTTTAAAAAGTAATGGACAGACTCTTGCCACGATCAGCGATGAAGAGTACACACCAAAGGTCGACATAGCAGGATTCAAATCTATTAAAAAAGGTATTAGTTTATACGGCGCGGCGGCATCATCCATCGGAAAAACATCAACATATAAATTTTATGGATCGGCAACCAATGCTGATTCTTTAGGTGACTACCTTGCTAATGAATATGTTTTAAAAACCGCTGGAACGACCAATGTGATGGATACCAACTTAACAATCGCAGTGAATACCGGATTATCGGTCGGAACCAACAGAGATTTTGCTTTCATCGTGGGTGATGACTCGGTTACAGGAATAGTACAAAATAGACAGAACAATGGAGATATAATATTTAGAATCAACGATGGTGGTGTAACAAATACTATCATGACGATCGACGGTTCGGAATCTAGAATAGGTATCGGGACGTCAACTCCGTCAACTAAATTAGATGTCCTAGGCACAGTGAAAGCAACTGCTTTCTCAGGCTCGCTTACTGGATCAGTTTCTTCATCATCTGTTTATGTTTCCGCTGGAGGAACTATTAGTTTTGAAGGTGCTTCGGAAAACGTTTATAAAACAACTTTAACAGTTCAAGACCCAACAAGCAACAACACAATTACATTACCTAACAGGACAGGTACAGTAATAACAAGTGCCGATACTGACACAGTGAACAAAGATATGTTGTATAATTTACAAACATTACAAATTTTAGATTCATCTGGTGCCGTATTAAAAACTATCTATGGTGTTGGAGACGCAAGTTAATTTGTTTTTAAGGACATTTGATTATGGCAGTTAGAACTCCTTTGTACTACGATTCAGGTTTAGGCAATCCTAGAAAAATGAATTCCGCACAGATCAATGCAATTAAATTAAGAATGAAATATCTTTACTACAGCAATCCCTCTGTGTCGTTGGTTGTTTATGATGACGATGGATCCACAGTACCTGCTGGATCTTCTATAGGTTCCATGATAGATACGAGATTACAAGCAGGAGAAAGCATTTCAGACACAAGAAAACCCACACCCGAGGAAACACCAAACATCACTACGATATCAAATACATATGCTAGGATATATCAATCGGTTGCGACAGAAGAAGAACCCCAAGATACAAACAGAACACAATTTCCTGTGTATTATGATACAAACGAAACAGGAGCAATTATAATTAGATCTATGACATTACAAGATATGTACGATACTTTTGCTTATGATGTTATTAATGGATGGACAGATCACACATCAACGTTTGTTCCGGGTTTAAACGATGATGGAGAAGTGTACACAGTTTGGACATCGTCAACACCTCCGACAAATTACACACTGGTTAGTAATACTCCAATTTTCATAGATACAAGAGCAAACACGTCAGCATACTCTGCCTCTGGTATTCCAGAAACTTTAGACCAACCCACTGTAGTACAAAATTATTATCTTCATAAAAAATCTAAAATCGAAAGTTATAGTGCTGTACCATTAAAAATTACAACACAAGGAAATTTACTTGAATTAAGCACAGCCGACTGGGACACTACATTTGGTAGTATAATTAAATACCTTGCTCAGAGCGTGACCGGATATAAGTTAAGGTATGGTATAAATGGTTCGGGTAACACCTGTGGATCTTCCATGATCAACACAAAATTAGATGGCAACGGAGAATACAATTTTATACGTTCGGCGCCTTATTGGATTGCTCAAAAATTCCCCAATGGAACAGCAACAACAGTATCAACATACAATCTAACTGTGGAACAGTCATAATGCAGTTAGTCAATGGTAGATTTATAAAGGCTTATTATATTAATAATAAATCCTTAATTTCCGCAGTGTGGCTTAATGAAGCATCAAATGAGGAATGTCAAATTTTCATAAACAATAAAGAAAACAGTAAATTATACCAGGAACTGATAAAAGACATCAGTATAAAAGATATTGAAAATACTACTAATGAAAAAGTCTATTAAAAACAATAAATAGTGTTATGGCATATACAGTTAACAAAACAGATGGTTCGGTAGTCACAACTATAGTTGATGGTACTATTGATAACACCACTTCATTAACACTTTTTGGTAAAAGTTATTCAGGTTTTGGTGAATTATTGAACGAAGATTTAGTAAAATTATTAGAAAATTCAGCGTCAACCTCATCTCCGATTGCACCACTAACTGGTGAATTATGGTTTGACACGTCGACAAAGCAAATAAAAGTTTATGATGGATCGAGTTTTAAACCAACAGGCGGTGCGAAATCACAGTCATCAGCGCCGAGTTCTCCATCCTCTGGAGACCTATGGACAGATTCGTCAAACAATCAATTGTATTTTTATACAGGATCTGCTTGGCAACTAGTAGGACCACTTTACACTTCAGGACAGACACTATCGGGTTGGAAAATTGAAACAATCAACAATTCATTGGGTGTCGCCAAAGTAATCAGTTCGATGTATAATGGCAATCAAAGAGTTGCAATTTTAAGCACAGAGACTTTCACTCCGGCATCTCCTCCAACAGGGTTTGCTGAAATTTATGCGGGTATCACTCTTAATTCTACATTAGGAGCAAAATTTGCCGGAACAACAGATTCGGCATCCTATGTTGACATATCAGGGACAACAAATACTTCTGCTACACTAATTGCCGGTGGTAACTTTTTAAGATCCGATACAGCAGACACAACTACAGGAAGAATTACAATCCTTTCCGACGAGGGATTAGTACTAGGCGCAAGTTCAGATTTAGAGTTAACAGTATCAGGGATTAATTCTACAATCAGAAATACATCAACCAACGGAAATTTAAATCTTGGCATCAATTACGGAGGAGATCCTAGAACTCCAATAGTTCTTGATGGTACAAATAATAGAGTAGGAATATTCACAAGTTCTCCTACTGTTCCTTTAGAAATCACAGGTGATGTTAAAATCACAGGTAATCTAACCATCTCGGGAGAATATAATTCTTCAACATCAAATGTCAGTACGTATGATGACGTCTATATTAAAGTCAACAACGGAAATGCCACTGATGCGGATTCGGGATTAATAGTTGAAAAGGCAACCGGTGATGCAAGAATGTATTGGAATTCAACAGCCGGACAATGGTATGCTGGTACAGGTACATATTCGCAAGTTATTAGATTAGCAGACGCAGTCGTCGACGGTGATGCCAACAAAGAAAAAGTTTTAAAAACAGATTCATCAGGAAATGTTATAGTGACAACAGTAACATTGGCTAACGTTGGATCAAATATATCTACATCATCTACTTCTAACAAAGTTGTTGCTACAGTTGGACAAGTAGCAGAATCTATCACTAGATGGGGTGGTAGTGTTATAACAGCCGACGGTAGTAATACAGTGGCCGGAAAGAGATATATTGAAACTGTCGCTCCTACTGATGCTCAGGGCGATGACGGAGATCTTTGGTTCGTAAGGGAGTCGTAATCCCATGCCAGAAATTATCAAAACATTAAATTACACAGGTACAGTTCAAAGTACAGTTATTCCTGCGGGTGCCGCATCGGTAACAGTTAAGTTATGGGGCGGCGGTGGTGGAGGCGGTGGAAGTGATTCCTCTGGCCCAGGTAGACCGGGAGCGGGTGGACAATATTTAGAATCTACTATTGATTTGACAGGTAATGTTGGAAACACATTAACAATCGGCGTCGGTGGTGGAGGAGGCGGTGGATCATCGGGTGGTGGAGCCGCTGGTGGTACCAATGGTAAGAGTTTAACAGGGTATTCAGGTGGACGAGGAGGAAACTCGGGTCCAGCACCATTCTCAGGAGCAGGAGGTGGTGGAGGAGGAGCCACAGTAGTTTTATTAAACGGAACGCTTGTAGCAGTTGCCGGCGGCGGAGGAGGAGGTGCCGGCGATGGGCAACATTCTACTGGTACTCCGGGTATTGCAACAAATTCAGCCACATCAAATACACCAGGCACGTTGGGAGAAAACGGTGCTGATCACTCAGGCGACGGAGCCGGGGGTGGCGGTGGTGGTGGTGGAGCCGACGGCGGTCGAGGTGGTTCGGGAGGATCTGGTGATAATGGAGGTACTGGTGGTTATTCAGGATCAAGTGGTACTTCGGGTACTTTAATTGTAACATCTCCGGCATCAGGACGAACACCTGCAGGATCTCCACCTTCTGGAATAGCAAATGGAGCCTCGGCAAGTTCATCAGGCGCCAACGGGTTGGCAATATTAGTGTTTACTATAGGAACAGATACCTATACCAAAGTAGGTGGCACCTGGAAAAAAATTAAAGCAAAGGTCGACTCCGATGGAGGATCGGGAATAAGATTTAAAAAAGACGGCGTGTGGCATAATATTAAAGAAGTTTATGCTAAAATTGGCGGAACTTGGAAAGCGGTATTTAATGCTGGAATAGATTTTATTAGTAACGCTTCAGGATTTGGAGACAATGTAGGTACTGCATCATCGGGTACACCAGGATCCGGTGGCGGATGTTTCCTTGCAGGCACATTGATCACAATGGCAGATGGTTCAACTAAACCAGTCGAACAAGTAGATCTAAGAGATGAAGTTGCTGTGGGAGGATACGTATTTGCTACAGGTAAGTTTTTAATTGATAATCTCTATGACTATAAAGGTATAAAAGTGTCAGGTGAGCATATGGTAAAAGAAAATGGTAATTGGATGAGGGTCAAAGATAGTTCTTACGCTGTATCAATGGGAGACGACGAACACATAGTATACGTTTTTGGAACAGAGTATAGAAGAATCGTTATTAATGGTATAGAGTTTACTGACTATTTTGAAATAAGTGAGAAAGAAGAATTATACAATCACGGTGATAAATTTTTTGGTATTTGGCAAGAACATGATAGACAAATTCATGATGAAAATGTTAAAATACTGAATGATGGAAATTAGTTTTTTTCAAGGTAAACAAGGCGAGTGTTTTAAAGAATTAGAACACAATTTCAACAAGATCAAACAAGAATATATCAACAAGGTAGACAAAGTTTTTCTTGATCCAGAAGATTTCAGTGATGGAGTGAGAGGTCTTGCTGATGATTTTTCAGAAACAGATCGTCCGGGAGATTATGTCAAGGGAGATTGGCGTGCATTGGGTATCAGTTCTGGAGACCACGAAGGGCAGGCCTACGAAGATTTTCCAACACTTTATGATATATTGAGGAAGTTTCCGTACAAAACCAATGTTGCGTTCATGGTAGTGGGACCAAATACCAGCATAGGTACGCATCAAGACGACGAAGGTGGCTGGAGATTCCAGATGTGTTTTGACGATGGTGGTGGAACAGAAAGTGGAATGTACTATCAGGATCTGATAACCAAAGAAAAACGATTACACACATTCAAAACAGGTAATATGTTTGCCTTCAAACCCGGAGAACAACCACATAATGGATTTAATCGAAATCCGGGAGAAAGATTGACATTATTGATAGATTTTTACAAGGAATCAGAGTATACCCCCGAAGCATACGATGCCTATCTAAAAAATTATGATGAGAAGTTCGAAGGATTGAAAGAACTAGCGGAGTTGTATGAACAGCGAAAACAAAAAGCCTAAAGTACTAGTAACAGGACACACTCGAGGAATTGGCAAAGCCGTATTCTATCTCCTCACAGAGGAAGGACATGATTGTCACGGAGTGAGCAAAAGTACAGGCGATGATGTATTGGAGAAGGAAGATGCCATTGTTGATATGATTGAGGATTTTGACCACGTGGTGTTGAATGCCTATGCTGGTAGTTCGCAACTGAATATGCTCAAAAAAATAATTTACAGATACAAAGACCAACCAAAAAGAATCGCTGTGATAACCAGTACTAGCGGCACATCAGCGGGCGAGGACACAGATGATGCTGGCGGAGAAGATTACAGGGAATACAAAAAGCACAAGAGACAGTTGATTGACTATATCGGTGATATACAACAGTTGTTAATAGATAAACCTCTACATATTTTTGATGTGTGTCCGGATACCGTTTACACAGACATGACAGTGGGATTATGGGAAGAATATCCAAAATTGCAACCACGAGATGTGGCAGAATGTGTGAGCTTGTGTTTTCGTACAAAATCATATAACATCAACAAGATAGTGATACAAAAAAATGCAAATTAGACCGTGGAATCTAGACAAAGATTATAACACCCTGGTGCATTGGTGGACGCAACATGAATTTGGCACAGTACCACAAGAATGCCTGCCACCCGACGGAATTATTGTGGAAAATGATGGTGTTCCTATCTGTGCAGGTGGACTATATATCGGAATAGGCACACAATTTGCATTTATGGAATGGATTGTGGGCGATAAAAGAGCAGACAAGAAGAAGTTACACACAGCATTAAAACTGTGCATAGACGCCATAATGGAACTTGCAAGAACAAAAAATATGCGTTTGGTGTTTACGGTGACGGCAGAGCAGGCACTACAGAAGCGTTATACTAAATTTCATGGCATGGAATTGACCGAAAACAACGTCAAAACCTACCTTAAGGATCTCACAGGAAACACCTACAAAAATCTTGACTGGATCTCGGATGACACACAAATAAGCAAACAAAGATCTAATAAATAGCAGTAAGGAGAATTAACTTTCAATGGCAACCAAAGCAGAAATAGCAGAATACATTAATAACAGTTGGTCTACTATTTGGTCAAAAGATAAAGAAGATAAAATTGATCAAATGCTGACTCCAGAATTGGCCGCTATTTTAATCAAATTGGTAGGAGATGTTGAGTTCCTAGTAGAAGTTAAAAATAATAAGAGTAATTAATATGGCTTTAACAAAACAACAAGTATCTGATTATATTAATCAACATTATCACGTTGTTCTGAATGAGTCGGAAATAAACAAATTAAAAACTGCTATCACACCACAATTAGCAGAAATACTCATAGAGTTAGTAGGTGATGTTGTTTTTTTAATAGAGATTAGAGATAGAGGATAATAAAAATGTCTTATACCATTAACAAAACCGACGGAACAAAATTAGTCACACTACAAGATGGCACGATTGATATCGAGACTAGTGACCTAGCATTATTCGGAAAAGGCTATGCTGGATTTGGAGAAAGATTAAATGAAAACTTTGTTAAAATTTTAGAAAATTTTTCAAATAGTACCGCCCCGGCAAATAAACTCAAAGGTCAATTATGGTACGACACTATAGACAATCAGATAAAAGTTTGGACCGGTAACAAATTCAAACCTGTAGGTTCTAGTACAAATAGTTCTTCACAACCAACCAATTCTAATACGGGTGACACTTGGTTCGATACCAACAACAATCAGTTATATGTTTATAATGGTGTAACTTGGACATTAATTGGTCCAACAACGGTAGCAGGTTCTGGTGTAACACAAGTAGTGGCCGATACAATCAAAGATACTGTAGGAGTCAACAGATCGATTTTAAAATTTATTACAAACGATATCATCGTAGCAATCGTAAGTCAAACCCAATTCACACCACAAACGGCTATTCCTGGTTTTTCTACAATTTTTATTGGAATTACAATGAACTCTACAACACTGGCCGGTGCAAAATTTGTAGGAACTTCTACAGATGCTGATGCATTAGATGGTGTATCTGGTTATTTAAAATTGACCGGAGGCACAATATCGGGAAGTCTCGTTGTCACAGGCAATTTAAATATTGGATCGTCTTCACAAGTATCCCTAAAATTGGTCAGTGGAGATACCGTGCTTCAAAATGATTTTACAAATGGAGACATAATTTTTAACGTTGACAGTTCAGGAGTCCAGACAACAGCCCTTACTATAGATGGAACCACAGCAGGGGTTAACGTAGCCAATAATTTAACAGTAAACGGAAATCTAACAGTAAAAGGCACTCAAACAGTTATCAATACTCAGACGTTATCTATAGAAGATAACATTATTGAATTGAACAGAAATATTTCTACCTCGGCCGCGATGCCGACATATTCGGGATTAAAAGTTAATAGAGGTGAGAACGTAGATGCCACAGAACAAGATTTATATTGGGTATGGGACGAGTCTTTTGCCGATGACGGAACAACGGCATATGGTAATGCAGGAGGAGCCTGGACAGCATATAGAAGTCAAACAGATAATCTAGCAGTAAAAACACTTGTAGATGTAAGGGCAAACATAGTACACGCAACATCAACATCGGCACAATATGCCGATTTGGCAGAACGTTATGAATCTGATATGCCTTTGGAGGTTGGTGATGTGGTAATTTTAGGTGGATCAAAAGAAGTTACTAAATCCAGCAAAGAATTAGACAATGCTGTATTTGGAGTAGTTTCCGAAAATCCAGCATTTTTAATGAACAAGGACGCAGGAAATAATGAATCTCATCCTATGATCGCACTAAAAGGACGAGTAAAGGTTAAATTAATAGGAACCGGCAAAAAGGGAGATCGTATTGTCAGTTCTAACGTGGCAGGAGTAGCAAAAACAGCACATATTGAAGATTGTACGCCGTTTAATGTGCTAGGAAGACTGTTATGTGATAAATATTCGGTAGAAACACAGTTAACTGAAGTTGCAATAGGAGTTAAATAACATGGGATATAAAGCCGGTGAAACAATTTTAGACGATCAATATAACAATTTCGTCGCAAGTTCCTCATCACCATATGGAATCAATCACGTATTTGGTACAGGATCTTTACAATATGGATTAGGACAAACAGCATTAGCACAAACGTCGGCAGGAACGACAATCAGTGCTTCTCAATGGAACAGTTTATTTTCGGCAATGAATAACGTTGCCAACCACACAAACGATTCAATAACATCAACAACATCAAGATCGGCCGGAGATCCTATTGCAGTTATTTCAGCACTGCAAGGAGATCTTAATACTTTGGCGGCATCAGTAGCGGCTGGGTCACCAAACGCAACAGCAATATCAACATCAGCGACTCTCGTGACATCGAATTCATCAACTAGATGGGCAGGATCTCACGTAGTTGAACAATCGACAACGTTCTCAAATGCTAATCACATGAGATGGTTCTTTAATGCAGGCGGAAAAATTCAAATTAATTTATCGAGATTAGGAAATGGCGGTTCGTCAGCAACATCAAAAGATACTTCATTTGATCAATTGATTTCTGCTATTGGTACTTTTTTAATTAAATCTCAAACTTCTACAAGATCTGGATCAGGTGAAACCGTATCAACAAACGGATTGGCCAACGGATTTTATGATTTAGGTACAGGTTATACAACATTATTGAGATTGACTCAAGATTCTGGTACATATACTTCTAACTACATACAGATTGAAGCGAAATTAAATGCGGCACCAGGCACTGCAACAGTAATCACTGTAAAAACATCATTAGTTGACGCCGATGGCGGAGACGGTACATTCACTTCTGGTAACACATCAGGCGTGGATCAGTATGCGAACTTCGTTGGACAGACTTCGGTTATATTAAAAAATGTTGATCCAACAACTGCTGAAGGTCTTTCACAAGTTTACACAAGATCGGGTGCGGCGCAGGTAACTAACGCTACTGCTTAATAATTTTACCACTAGGATTTCTAGCCATAATTATGTTATAATTGTGGTATGGACCTTTCTGAATTAAAAAAAGAATCAGATCTCAGTTTTGATATCGCAAATGCAAAAAAGAATGCATTGGAAAGAGCAGAATCTAGGAAATTGATTGTTTATAACTATTCAATTTTCTCGGCCGATCCTGAGACAATCAATTTAGTAAATGTACTAAAGCAACATTTTGATACATTCATAATATTAGACAATAATTCTAATCCTTGTAAAATTGATAATCCTGATGAATTTTTGAACATATTAATACAAAGAAATCAAGAGGCATTAAACGAATATCATCGGTTATACGAAACACTTAAAAGGAAATCTTAATGTCTGCCGGAGTACTGATTTATTGTTTTGATACTGATAAAATCAAGTACCATCTTACTACTAATTTTTGTATCAAACAAATCAAACAACATCTAAGTCTACCGGTCACTGTTGTTACTAATCTTGCTACAAAGGATTACATACAGGGAGCAGATTCTTTTGAAATAATCGAAAATAAAAAAGGTAATAAAAGATTTTATAAAGGAGAAATAATAGATTGGTTTAACCTCGAAAGATCAAATGCCTATGAATATTCTCCGTATGATATCACAATACTTTTAGATTCTGATTATTTTGTTTACACAGACAATCTTCTACAATTATTAGATTCAAAATATGATTTTTTATTACATAATAAAGTCTTTGATCTTACTGGAAGATCAACATTCGAATACAAAAATAAATCCCTTATAGATCTTGTCTGGGCAACTGTTACAATCTTTAAAAAAAATTCTAAAACTAAAAAAATATTTGATTTGATAAAACACATACAAAATAACTATCAGTATTTTTGCAATTTATATCGTATCGATTTTAAAAATTATCGTAATGACTATGCTTTTGCTATAGCATTACATCAATTAAACATCAAAGATTTTATTCCTATTAAGATGTCTATGTTACCTGCAGATGCCAATATCATGGAAATTGACTCATACAACATAAAATTTAGATGGTTAAATTCTTTTGGAACATTACAAAAACAAGATGTTCATGTATTAAACAAGGAGATACCATTCAATGTCTAAGGGTTTTCTTTGGTTCGCACAAAATAATAGTGATACCGACTATACTGAAATTAGTATTGAATTGGCAAAGTCTATTAAAAAATACAATAGAAAATCTGAGATTTGTGTTATTACAGATTCTAAAACACAAATCAAAAGTTCTCATATTGACATAGTAAAAATATTAGAGAACGATGAAAGCAAGGAAGACAAATTAAAATTTTCAAACGAATACAAAGCATTTTCATTAACGCCTTTCGTTCACACTGTAAAATTGGAAGCAGATATGTTATTTACAAGTTCAACAGATTGGTGGTGGAATCATTTATGTCAGCATGATATGGTATTTTCTATTAATTGTAAAAATTACAAAGATGAGACAATAAAACATACGCCATATAGAAAACTTTTCGTGCAGAATTTTTTGCCTAATATATACAATGGACTATTTTATTTTCGTAAAAGTCAGACTTCTAAAAAGTTTTTTGACATTTGTAAAACCTTAAGTAAAAATTGGACGGAAGTCAAACAAACATTTTTAATCAATTGTCACGACGAATATCCCACCACTGATGTAATTTATGCTCTTGCTCTAAGGATAATGGATCCTAGCAATAAAATGTTGATAGATTATCCTTGGTTTAAATTTATACACGGTAAACCCGGAATCAATTATGCAGAAATGGCATCGGAACAATACAATTATCTATATCCTGTGAGGACCGATGATAGAATTTATTTGGGCGGACAACGTTTGAATAGAATTTGGCACTATTATGAAAAAAATACAAAGGAGATTTTAAATGCCAGGGTTTTTTGAAGCAAGAGATAATTTTAAAACTAAAAATAAAAAACATTTTGTTACCATTGATGGAAAAACAGTGGAAGTATCTCTAGAACAAAAAATAGAAATTTTACAGTCGGGAGAAAGTGCATGGAAATGGGAAAATAATGAAATTGTAAAAAAACCTCAGAAAAAACTAGGAAGATATTATACAGAGTTAACAAAAACAGATAAGGGTTATCATTTTATAGATTCGGATCCTTACTGGCCAAGCGAATTCAAAGAAGGAGGTTACACATGGCAACAACCTTCCGAGTAACCGATTTAGACTTTGTTTTTATCAGTTTCAGGGAACCCAATAAGGAGTACAATTATGCCGATCTGCTCAACAAAGTTCCTTGGGCCAAACGTGTGGACGGTGTCGTGGGATTCGACAACGCACATAAGGCCGCGGCCGAACTTTCCGAAACGGAGTTTTTTATCAGTATAGACGGTGATAACATATTAGATCCTAAATTTCTTTTAGAGACATTGGATTTTACAAAAACAGACCCAACAGCAGTACATCGTTGGAGGGCACGTAATTCTGTCAATGGACTTGTATATGGCAACGGTGGTATAGTGGGATGGCCTAAAAAAACTTGTCTGCAGATGAAGACACACGAAAATGCCAACACAAAAGAAAACGAGATAGATTTTTGTTGGGGAGTGCCCCATGAGAATTTACATAATGTTTATTCAGAAACAGTTATAAACAGTTCTCCGGATCAGGCGTTTGTGGCAGGATTCAGAGAAGGAGTCAAGATGAGTCTCGACAGAGGAGAAGTGATAAATCCTGCGGAATTCTTGGACAAGGTTCATAAACCCAATCTAAAAGTACTGACGACCTGGATGAGCGTGGGCTCCGATGTAGACAATGGTGATTATGCCATGTTAGGAGCAAGAATGGGGTGTTGGTATACCACAGTAAAAGGTATGGAACTCAAAAAGGTGAGAGACCTAGATTTTATAAGGGAGATTTATTTCAATAGAATCACGAATATTGAGGAAACTTTGCTTACTTACGGAAATTCTCTGAGACAGAGATTAGGCATACCGGTTGCCGATTTTGATGCGGATGAGAGTCGTTTTTTTAAATTCTGTCAACCACAATGGCGAAATAATGGAGTGCAAGACCGTGAACAAAAGTAAATATAAATCTCAAGCGGAAGAAATTAAAAAAGAATTAGATTTCATATCGCCTTCCATGTGTTTGGCCAAATGGAATCAGGTATCCTTGCATCTACCAACAGGACTGACAAATTCTTGTTATCATCCTCCATTGCACGAGATAGATGCTTCGTTGTTGACAGATAATCCGGCCGCGTTACACAACACAGAACAAAAGTTGGAACAGCGTCGGCAAATGATAAAAGGAGAAAGACCCACAGGGTGTTCCTATTGTTGGAAACTGGAAGATGCAGGAGAGATGTCGGACAGACATTATCGTTCTGGAGAACCCTGGGCATCGGAGGATTTAAAAAAAATCGCCGGCAATCCTTTTGATAAAAAACATGTGCCTCGTTACGTAGAGGTTAATTTTAATCATGCCTGCAACTTCAAATGCAGTTATTGTAGTCCTCAATTTTCTACAACTTGGGCACAGGAAATAGATACCTATGGACACTACCCTACAGATCCACCACACAACTCATCCGAGCACTTCCAGGGTCGTAGACAACCTATACCCAACAGAGAATCAAATCCATACGTGGAAGCATTCTGGCGATGGTGGCCCGATCTGTATCCGCATTTAAAACACTTCCGTATGACGGGCGGAGAACCCATGATGGATAAAAATACCTATAGAGTATTTGATTATATCATAAAAAATCCCAAAAAGGATCTACATCTCAATGTTACTTCCAATATGTGTCCTCCCGAAGACAAATTAAAGAACAAATATTTTGATCAAGTCAAAAGAATGTGCCTCGAGGAAAAAATAGAGCATTTTATGCAATTTGCATCAATAGATGCACATGGTAAAAGAGCAGAATACATACGTCACGGATTAAATTATAATCGTTTCATGGACAATGTACATGAATTTTTACATCGTGTTCCTGTGCGTAATTCCATAACCTTCATTATCACGTACAATAATCTATCAGTGACTTCCTTGGAGCCGTTGTTAAAAGATATACAAAAATTGAGATCGGAACATTCTAAAGATTATCAGCGAGTGTGGTTTGACATACCACTATTGCGTCAACCAGAATGGCAACAGATCACACTGTTACCCGAAGCATATCAGCAGATTCATCTCGAGAACATGGAATGGATGCAGGCAAATTCTGGCGAGGACAACTACAGTCAATTCAAGGACTTCGAAGTTCAAAAAATGCAACGCAATTTAGCATATTGGCAAAAAAATTACGCTGACGATAAAACGCAAAAAAAGAACTTTTACGCATTTTTTAACGAACACGATCGCAGACGCAGAACAAACTTTTTAAACACATTTCCAGAAATGGACGAGTTTTGGCAGGAGTGTAAAAATCTATGAAAACAATAGGTTATTTTGGAGATAGTTTCTGTGCCGGAAGAGAATCGGAGAGCTGGTGTGTACTTTTATCAAAAAAATTAAATGCTAATATAGTACATTGGGGAGAGCCGGGTAGAAGTGTATGGACCTCTATGATAAAATTTAATAGATTAAACCAACAAGGTCGTTTACCAGATATTTGTATATTCTGTTGGAGCGAACCTTATAGATTATATCACCCTTCTCTTATTCTAAGTGCAAATACACAACCGTTGCCAGAAGTGGATCCTAGAGTGTACAAAGCATTAGACGATTATTGGAAATACCTACATTCTTATGAAAAAGACGAACTTGTTTATGAATATTCTATAAAATGGTTCGACCAAAATATATTGTCAAACATAGATAAAAAAATTATTCAAATGTGGAGTTTTAAACCTTTCGAAACTGCAAATAAGAATATTGATATCCATTTAACAACAGGAACATTTATTAATGAAAGTATGTTTGCTTTTTCAAAAAAAGACGGAGTTGAACCAGGAGGTTGGGGACCTGGCACAATTAATCATATGACAATAGAACAAAATAAACAATGGGCAGAGAAAGTATATGAAAGATATAAATTATCGTAGAAAAATATTAGATTCATTATCTCCTTCGTTTTGTGGAGCAAAATGGTACAACGCCACTATATGGTTAGGATCTGGGATGACTACAAGTTGTCACCATCCACCAGCACACAAAGTTGATCTTGCTAAAGTAACGCAGAACCCAAAACTGCTACACAACACTCCGCAAAAGAAGCAGGATCGTGCCAAGATGATTGCGGGCGAAAGACCTGCAGGTTGTGAGTATTGTTGGAAGATAGAAGATATGGGCAGAGATGCTGTGAGCGATCGTGTCTATAAGAGTCGAATTTACAAAACAGAAGATTTACACACTGCTAAAAACACCCCTATTACAGATGATGTAGATTTAAAGACACTAGAAATTGCGTTTGACAGGACCTGCAACTTCGCTTGTTCGTATTGCAATCCTGCATTCTCAACCACGTGGGTGAGGGATATCAAACAGAAGGGTCCATACCAGAATTTGATATCGGATGGTAGAAACCATTTCACTCACCCACACGATGGCGCACAGTTATACAAACAGGACGAGACCAATCCCTATGTGGAAGCATTTTTTAAATGGTGGGATTCTGATCTACACAGAACATTAGAGGAATTACGAATAACGGGCGGAGAGCCAATGATGTCTCCACATCTATGGAGATTGCTGGATTGGTTTGAAACCGAAAAACACAGAGTGAATCCCAATATGAGATTTGCTATTAATTCTAATCTTGTACCTAAACGAGATTTGTTTTCTAAATTTATTGAGAAATGTAAAAATGTTCCTAATTTACACATATACACTTCTAATGAAGCCACGTTTGCCCAGTCGGATTATATTAGAGATGGTATGAATTTTTCAGAATGGTACATGAACTTTGCTAATATTATTAATCAATTGAAGCCTGCAGGGGTTCATAATATGTGTACTATAAATGCATTGTGTCTCGAATCACTGCCCGAGTTCTTGGACAAAATTGTTGAAAATAAAATTAGTGCCAAAAGAGTATATGGTGTCGATGTAAATTTTACTTTAAATATTTTGAGATTTCCTAGTTTTCAATCTCCGTTGGTGTTACCAGACACACTAAGAACTGAATTTAAAAACAATCTTAATGATTGGTTATCTAGACAGATAGATTATCTGGAACCCATGGAGGTAGCACATACGCAAAGATTGATAGATTATCTCGATATAGTAAAAACACCGCATTCTGAATCGTTTGATTTACCAAGACTGAGATCAGATTTCAAAAATTTTTATAAACAATATAATGAGAGACGGGGTAAAAATTTAATCAAAACGTTTCCAAAAATAGGAGAGTGGTATAATGGCTTATGAGTATGGTGCTAAAGAACCAGTAAAATTAAAAATAAAAGACATGACAGATAAACAGAAAGAACTGTTGTTGGATTCCGATACATTTTGTATGTTACCATGGATGCATCTCCATGCATATCCAGACGGCCGTGCCTATCCTTGCTGTTTCGCCTTTGATGCATATCACGTGGGTAATCTAAATCAAAATAGTTTAGAGGAAGTTTTTAATGGTGAAAAGATGAAAAAGATGCGTCTCAATATGTTGGAGAATAAACCTTGCAAGGAATGTGGCAAGTGTTATGACCAGGAAAAGGCAGGTTTCTTCTCTCTGCGTCTAAGTTCAAATAAACATTTTGGACACAACATAGATCTTGTGGAATCAACACAGCCAGACGGCTCTGCAGATTTTATAATCAAATATTGGGATATACGTTTTTCAAATCTGTGTAATATGGCCTGCCGTAGTTGTGGCACTTGGTTCTCGTCTAACTGGTATGAAGATCATAAGAAGTTAACTGGACGTCCACCAGATCACGCAAAAATTCTTAAAGTGGGAAGATCTTCAGATGATATGTGGGAACAGATGTTAGCACAGTTTGATCACGTGGAGCAGTTTTATTTTGCCGGAGGCGAACCGCTCATTATGGAAGAACATTATAGGATATTGAAAGAATTAGATCGTAGAAAAATGTATCACGTGAGATTGATATACAACACAAACTTTTCTAAACTTAAATTTAAAGATATGGATGTGTTGGAGTTATGGAATAAATTTGATTCAGTATCGGTTGGAGCAAGTCTTGATGCCGAGGGAGCCAGAGCAGAACTTATGCGTAAAGGCACGAAGTGGGAAGAAACAGTGGCCAATAGAAAAAAGATGATGGAAGTATGTCCTAAAGTAGACTTTTATATCAGTGCCACAGTGGGATTGATAAATGCACTCCACGTAACTGATTTCCATAAGAGTTGGACAGAGCAAGGTTTGATCAAAGCACAGGATTTTAACTTTAATTTACTACAATGGCCTAAATGGCAAAGGATGGATAATCTTCCACAGGAATACAAGGAGCAAGTAGATAAAAAATACAAGGAACATATAGAATGGCTCAAAGACAAAGACCCATTAACAAGAGCGATCAAAGGATATCAAAGTGCTCTTAATTGGATGTGGATGAAAGATAATACAAAAAATTTAGAATTATTTTTTGAACAGACAAGAAAATATGACGCAATAAGAAATGAAAATATTATAGAGGTGTTTCCTGAATTAAAAGATTTATTTGACAAATATGAAAAGAATAAAACCGTCTGAGGGTAACGAAACATTCTGCATGGCGCCGTGGACGCACACCTATCTGTCTCCACAGACCGAGAGAAGAATGTGCTGTGCTTCACGCGAACCAGCACAAAGTTTCCGACAATACATTGACCGAGAAGGTGAATTAAAAGAATATAGACCAGAAACATTGGAACAACATTGGAACAATCCACATATGAGAAGTGTGCGAAGACGTATGTTAGAAGGGGAAACATTACCTGAATGCGAAGTATGTAATGATAAACTGCTCAATACAGATGTATATAGAAGTTATTTTAATAATCTTTTTGGGAATAAAATAGATCAAGCATACGAAAGTACAGACGACACAGGATATACTACAATGAAAACTGTGAGCTTTGATTATCGTTTCAATAATCTTTGTAACTTTAAATGTCGTCAATGCGGAGATATGCTTTCTAGCAGTTGGGAAGCAGAACAGAGGAACCACGATATGTGGTCACCAGAGCGTCAACCTTGGATGGCACCCCCTCTACGACAGGAGATCTCTTATTTTCAAGATGGGCAAGTGGTCCGAGAATTTATGGATGCTGTGGAACAGAAAAGAATGGAAGAGATCTATTGGGTGGGTGGAGAACCATTAATGTGGGAGATACATTGGAAAGCCATGTCACGCATCATTGAGTTAGGATATACTGATAAAGTATACGTGAGATATAATACTAATCTAAGCAGAACGGAATTTCGAGGGCAAAAACTTTTTGAGATGTTACCTAAATTCCGAGATTGGCAGGTATGTGCTTCTATCGATGGTACAGGAGAAATAGGAGAGTATATTAGAACTGGATTAGATTACAATAAATTTATTGAGAACTTTAGAGAAGGATTAGCAGTAACAAGAAATAAACGACAGATGCAGTTGGATTTTACAATTACAATGCCAGGCTTACAAGAAATAAGAAATATGTTTGATTTGAGCCAACAATTAAATGCCAAACTGTTGACTAAGGTCACATTTGCTTTTGATTCACAACAGATAATGTCACCTATGTGTTTACCAAAAACTTTATTAAATGAAATTATTGACGAGTGTCTAGATTATATTAAACCGAGGGTTACACCACTACAACAGAGTTTGGTAGATGTTTTAGAACATATGAAAACAAGACCCACGTTCTGGGAAGAGTTTCCAAAAGCAGAAATAGGCATACGCTCGGGCAAGGCAAGATGCGAAAAAATTGACAGAATACGAAAAACAAATATTAAACAAATATTAACAGATAAAAGGTTATTGGAATGGTGGACAAATATATAAAATCTAATATATGTGTGTTACCATGGACGCACCTAGAAATAGATGTGAATGGATCAGCATCACCTTGTTGTTTATATAAAGGTACTATAGACAAATATAAAGTTTATGAAACAGATTTAAAATCCATACAACAATCAGATTACATGAACAATTTAAGAGATCGTTTTAGATCTGGAGAAAAACCACCAGGGTGTGCTAACTGCTGGATGGAGGAGGATGCTGGTAAAATATCAAAAAGACAAAACTCAATTTATAAAATGAAAAATAGTTTAAAAGACTGGACTCCCGACAGCGAGCCAAAATTGCAATTCATTGATTTTAAGTTAGGCAATGTATGCAATTTAAAATGTAGAATATGTGGTAGTTGGAGTTCTAGCAAATGGGCACAAGAAGAGTTGGATTATGGACCCAATGATTTAGCACGTAAACAATTACTCGAAGGCGGGTGGCCCAAGCGAAATCCTCAATTTTTTGAAGACATAAAAAATGTTTTAGCAGATGTAGAATACTTTGAATTTACAGGTGGCGAACCTTTTATGATACAAAATCATCTTCGTATATTAGAACATTGTGTTGAACAAGGATATGCCAAAAACCAAGATATACACTATAATACCAATGGAACACAATTACCTGATGATAAAATATTCAAATTATTAAGTAATTTTAAACACATCGAGGTTGCATTTAGTATCGATGATGTAGGAGATCAATTTGAATATCAAAGACATCCAGCAAATTGGAAAGAAGTAAATGAAAATATTCATCAGTGGAAATCCAAAAATCCGGGTAATATAGATTTTCAAATATGCAGTACTATAAGCATATTTAATATTTTCAGTTTGGCAAAAATTATACTATGGGTAAAACAAATAAATCCAAAATATTTTTATGTTAATACTTGCTTCGACCCGGAATATTTTTGTGTACAAACACTACCACAACAAGTCAAGGCAATTGCTACAGAACGTTATAGCGACATCAAAGAATTTCGAGGTATTATAGATTTTATGAATTCTTCAGATAGATATACAGACATAATTCAGCAACAAAGAAAACAAAGAATATTACAAGCAGATCGTTATAGAAAAGAAAATTTCTCTTTGATATTTCCAACTTTAAATAACTTACTAAACATTTATGAATAAAAAAATACTTTCAGGTGGATGTTCGTTTACATTTGGTAATGAATTATCAGACGACGATGGAAAAACCCCTTCAAAAAACTCTTGGGCAAGTTTAATGGCTAAACAAAATGATTGCGAACATATTTGCCTTGCAAAAGGAGGCATAGGAAATTCGGGTATTGCAAGAAAAATATTTCAATATATTTCTAACAATGATATGAATAATACGTCGGTATTAGTAATGTGGACTTTTTGTTCGAGATATGACTGGGCAATGCCTCGTCATAGAAGTTTAGAAGATACAAGATGGGCAACTATAACTCCATGGGATACTACTATCAATCAAAAAGAGGTGTACGAAAAATTAAAAGATAATAAAATTGTATTGGACGATTGGAAAAAAAGATTAAAAATTTTTGAAGAGAACAATGTAATGCCTTTTGCTGATGCTTTATACAAGTATGCCGCAAATAGATATCACGAGATCTATCTTAGTTGGAAGAGTATAATTTGGCTACAAAATATTTTAGAAAAGAAAAATATATCATATATGTTCACTCTAGCAGATAATACTCTTTTTTATGACGAGTTTAAACTAGTAAACGATAAAGACGAATTACTAACTTCATTATATAATGAAATTGATTTTTCAAAATGGTTTAGTTTTGGAGAAAGATTAATGGGATTTAACCAATGGGCGTCGCTAAATGATTATGAATATGCTACTACCCACCCATTAGATAAAGCACATCAAGATGCTGTGAAATTAATGCAAGATAAATTCAAACAAATAATCAAAGGAGAATAACATGATAAAATGGATAAAATCTCTAATTACAAAAATCAAGCAGGAATTAGCCTATAGAAAAAGATTGAGAGATTTAAAAAAGAAAGATCCTTTCATCTACAAGTAGAATGAAGAAAGTAAACAACTGGTACCTACCTGATTATGACAAACACTATGAGGAGTGGATGAATGCCAATGGTGAAAAAACCTATCAGAGGCCACAGAGAGAGTTTGCTCTGAACAAAGTTAAAAAGTTTAGGAGAGCCATAGACATTGGAGGCAACATAGGATTTTGGAGTCACGATTTTTGTCAAAGATTCGAAGATGTACAGATATTCGAACCGGACAGTTCTAATTTGGAATGCCTGCGAGCAAACATAGATTCCTTTACTAACTTTACCATACACGAGGTAGGATTGGGCAAAGAAAAGATAACGAAGAAATTTTACACTTCTCCAACGACATCCGGAGGACACAGTTTCTATAGAGATCAGATATTTGAGGAAGTTGTGGGACAGACCGAATGCGATATACACGTATTAGATGATTACAATTTTACTGATGTGGATCTCATCAAGATAGACACACAGGGCAGTGAATATGACATATTACAAGGAGCAAAGAACACATTGATCGACAACGATCCTATACTCAATGTTGAGATCGAACACAAGAACGAACAACAGAGAGAACGCGGTCGATTAATCATCAGTTTCTTGAACGGGCTAGGTTACAAAGAGCGAGGACGTTCTAGGAAGAAAGAAGTTGTATTCAGCAAATGAGAATATTAGGGATAAACTGTCTAAATCATGACGCCGCAATGGCCGTGGTGGATGGCTCTGAGATATTGTGGGCCGCACACTCCGAACGTTATTCCAAGGTCAAGAATGATCATTATCTCAATCATGATATTGTTAGAGAGGCCTATAGATATGGTCCGTTCGACAAGGTTGTGTACTACGAGAGGCCGTTCTCCAAGAAGATGCGACAGATCCGGGCAGGACAATGGTCAGAGGTGTTCCAAACAAAGAACCTACCCTCACAACACCTACGACAGTTCGGCATCAAGATAGATCAATATGTGGATCATCACGAGTCACACGCCGCTGGATCGTTCTTCACATCACCGTTCACGGATGCCATAGTGCTGTGCGTGGATGCCATAGGCGAGTGGGACACAATGACTGTATGGACTGGAAGGGGTCGACAATTACACAAACAAGACTCAATGCAATATCCGCACTCTGTGGGATTGTTGTATTCGGCTTTCACCCAACGTGTGGGGCTCAAACCCTGTGAGGAAGAATACATCCTTATGGGAATGTCAGCATATGGAGAACACCGATATCGAGATGCTATCTATCACGATCTCATAGATCATAGGACTTTCAAACTGAAACGCAATCTACATCGGGGACTGGGAGATTGGATGCCGGGTGCTGATCCCATGGATCTCGCCGCTTCCATACAGAAGGTCACGGAAGAGATACTGTTGGGTATGTGGAGGCACAGTGCCAGATTCATACCACAGGGACAGCGAGCGGTCAGTCCTTTTGGAGACAAACGAAATCTATGCTATTCTGGTGGAGTGTCCCTCAATTGTGTGGCCAATGCCGTGCTGATGAATCAAGGAGTATTTGAGGACTGTTGGATAATGCCCAATCCGGGAGATGCCGGAAGCAGTTTAGGCTGTATAGCGGCCTCGGAGAAAAGACACCTTAATTGGAAGAATCCCTTCCTGGGACACAACATCGATGGTGAATATCCCATAGACACGATCATCAAAGAACTGACAGAAAACAAGATGGTGGGAGTGGCCAACGGCAGGGCGGAATTTGGTCCCAGAGCACTTGGTAATAGATCTCTGCTGGCAGATCCAAGAGGACCAGAAATCAAAGATTTGGTAAATCAAATTAAACGCAGACAGGCATTTAGACCGTTTGCACCAGCCATTCTAGAAGAGGATGTAAACGACTATTTTGAGCTACCTAAAGGGGTTATAAACACCCCTTATATGCAACATACAGCCCTTTGTTTGCGTGGTAATGAGTTTCCGGGCATCTTACACTGCGACGGCACATCACGTGTACAAACCGTTAATAAGCAGGATAATCCAGGGTTCTACGAGCTGTTAAAACAGTGGAAAAAACGCACAGGCTGTCCTATGCTTCTAAATACCAGTCTCAACATAAAGGGTGAGCCCATAGTGAACGACAAAATGGATGCAAAAAGATTCGAAACCAAGTATAATGTAAGGGTAGTATGAAGATAGAAGGAAATTTCAATGTGGGTGGAGAGATCGTCAAGCAGGATGAACGCTATGTTGTCCAGGACAACCGATTGCTCAAGAACTTAATTTTAAGCAGTACTCGATTGAATCCTGGTAAGGAGACCACGGGACATCGCCACGAGGGACAGGAAGAAGTGTATATGTTCGTGGAAGGCACAGGAGAGATGCTGTTGGACGAAAAACGCTTCGCAGTCAAACAGGGAGACATAGTTCTGATAGAGGACGGAGTATTTCATCGAGTGTACAACACTAGCGACAAGGAACTGTATTTCGTCTGTGTGTTTGACGGCCAAAGGAGACACTAATGAGAATATTGGTCACAGGCGGAGAAGGATTTATTGGATCGTGGATAGTGGAAAAACTATGCGAACAGAAGCATCAGGTTTACACACTAGATAACCACGACACCTATGGACTTATAGATTCCAAACAACTACAGCATCTACACAATTGGCGCCAAAGAAATTGGGCAGAAAAGGTTTATAAATCCAGAGGCTCGGTCACAGACAGAGACAAAGTTCTGGCGGTATTCCAACATCGCCCAGAAGTGGTGATACATCTTGCCTCGTATCCTCGAGCAAAGATTGTACATCAAAATCCTTTATTGGGTACAGATAATATCATAGGTGGTACAATAAATCTTTTAGAACACTGTCAAAAATTTGGTACAAAAAGATTTGTGTTTGTTTCTTCGTCGATGATATATGGAAACTTCCAAGACGGTGTCAAGGAAGGCGATGACACAAAACCATTGAACATATACGGCGAGGCCAAACTGTCCGCAGAAAGATTCTGCAAACACTATCAGAAGTTCCACGGAGTGGAATATGTGATAGCAAGGCCTTCGGGTGTTTATGGCCCCGGCGACATACCAGACCGAGTGGTGACAACATTCTATGATCAAGCGATCAAAAATGAAAAGATAACAGTTCACAAGGGCATAGGTGCCGTGGACTTCACCTATGTAGAGGATGCCGCAGACGGAATCATACGATGTGCCACTATACCAGGAGCGGCAAATCTAAGTTTTAATATATCATCTGGTGAAGGTACAAAATTAAAAAGTTTAGCAGAACACATAGTATCAATAACAGATTCAAAATCTGAAATCATAGAAGAAGGACGCAATCAGATGTATCCTGCCAGAGGAGCATTGGATATCTCAAGAGCACGTGATTTATTAGGATATAATCCACAAACATCTTTACTCAAAGGATTAAACAATTATCATGAGTGGTACCAAGCAAATCAAATTTAACGGAATAGATAGATTGTACGATGCCTACAGTTGGCGTCTTACTCGTCGTGCGAAAAAAGTCTGGCGTACGGGACAGGTGCTACAGGGACCTGAACTCAATGAGCTGGAAGAACGCTTCAAGAAAAAATATAGAAGAAAATATGCCGTGGGTGTAGGATCGGCCACTGATGGATTATATTTTGCCCTTGCCGGACACGGCATCAATAAAGGGTCTACTGTGATCTGTCCTGTGGTGAGTTATGTTGCCACAGCGGGAGCAATACGGAGAACAGGTGCCAAATTGAACTTCTGTGATACTGATAATAGAGGAAACTTAGGCAGTTTAAATTTACAACAAAAACCACAAGCGGTAGTATATGTCAATCTCTATGGCAACTGTGCTGACTATGACAGGATAAGAAAATACTGTGATGAGAACAAAGCGGTATTGATAGAAGATGCCGCTCAGTCCATGGGTGCCTATTATAAAAAAACCTGGACCAAGAGTTTGCAGTCCGGACAGATGGGGGACACATCTGTGTTCAGTTTTGACCCTACGAAAAACTTACCTTGTTTTGGTTCGGGAGGAATGATACTGACAGATTCATTAGCAGTCTATGAAAAGGCAATAGCATTAAGAAGGCATGGATTACAAGGTACATCTGTTGTATACGGATATAATAGTTTACCATCAGAAGATCATTGTTCTCAACTCAACTTTTTGTTTGATCGTTTTACCTCTCTACAAAAAATGAGAGAGAACGTATTTAAATGGTATAAAGAATATCTACCCATAGGCACGATAATTCAGGCAGATAAAAATACAGTGAGTAGTCATCATAAATTAGTGATCATCACAGGAAGTAGAGACAGATTAAAAGATTTTCTCACCAAACATGGTATTGAAACACGAGTTCATTATTCTAAGACACTAGATAATGGGTCATTGAATCATTACCCAAATGCAGACTATCTATGTGCTAACTGTCTTAGTCTTCCAATATATCCTTTTCTTGAGAAAGTAGAAGTAAAATATATTTGTGATAAGATAAGAGAGTTCAATGGCATTTGATTGTATATTTGTAGATTTTCAAGAAAATAATCCCACTAGAGAAAGAGTATTAGAACAATTTCCTTATGCTCGAAAAACTCCTTTTATATCAAGTTATTTTGATATTATTAAAAGTTATATTAATGAAATAAGAACAGAATATTTTTGGTTTGTAAGTGATCTTGTAAATTTGCAACACTTTGATTTTGACTACATACCAGAACAATACGAAGATAAGCAAATACACGTCTGGAATGGGTCTTACCAAACAGAGGGCGATGTCATGCTTATACCTACACAAGAATTTCGTAAGCAAATAAATTCAATTAAATTTTTAAGAGATTACAAGGATATAAATTATCACGTAGATTCTACCATAACTTTCAATGCTTGGCCTTCGCATCCTTTTTCATTTGATAATTTAATTGAACAAATACGTTCGCAGAAATCAAGATATGTAAATTATTATCTACGTGATATTAAAAATATAACTCCTAGTTTTTGGGAAGATCAAAAACTCTACATTCATGATTGTAATAAATTTAATATTTTAGTACCCAAATTTTCAATTAAAGAAGAATTATACGAATACACACCTCGATACAGTTTAAACAATATTAGTGAACCCATTTACTTTGATGTATGTTATATACACAATGGAGAACCACAAGCATTAGATAATTTAAAATTATTGAAAAAACATCTTAAAGGAAGACCAAATAAATTACACGTGATAGAAGGAGTCAAGGGCCGTAAAGAGGCCTATCAGACAGCCGCACGAGCCAGCACCACAGAATACTTCTATGCTGTGTTCGCTAAACTCAAAGTAGACAAGAATTTTGCTTTTAACTTTGTGCCGGATATTTTAAAATCTCCAAGACATTATATATTTGATTGTTACAATCCTGTGATCGATTACACCTATGGTCATCAAGCAGTTATACTGTATAATAAAAAGTTAGTGTTAGAAAACGATGGTACAGGATTAGATTTCACACTGGCACAGAAGCACGATCACATAACTTTGTTGAGTGCAGAGACAACTTTTTATACAGATCCTCGTGTGTGTTATAGGACAGCATTTAGAGAAATAGTCAAATTAATATATAATAAAAAAATAAAACCCACGGTCGAAAATGACTTCATACTGAAAAAATGGTTGGACCCAGATATCGGTCCCGGTGCCTCATATGTAAGAGATGCCGGCATTGATGCAAAAGAATTTGTGCATTCGCATGGTCACGATTTCGATTCAATGTTTAAAAGTTATGAATGGGAATTTGTTGATAAAAAATTTGATCAACGTTATAGTTAATTTTTACGGAAAGCCTTGGATAAAATCTTATTTGTTTTTGATTCCATGTCTTCTTTAAGTTTAGGAACATCAAATTTTATGTCTACAGTTTTAATATTAATTCTATTTTGATTTATATAATCTTTCAAATTTTTTGCTACTGAATTTTGAGATTTAGTTTGTAAATCTTTTGAGACGTCAATATGAATAACTACATTATTCTTTAAAAAAATATCAACCCATAAAACATATTTTATAGGCATAGAAGATAATTTTATTTCATCAAGAATTTCTGGCCATTCCTTAACAAAATCTTTTGTAACCTGGATCCAGGAAAGATTACTTTTTGGATTTTGTGGTTTTTTTTGTAGAGGCATCTGCTTTAGGTTGTTCTAAATTAGAAAGTTCTAACACAGTGATGCCTTTTTCTTCTGCTATTAATTTGTTTAACTCGTCCAACTGTACTTGTCCATCGTTGCCGGCACCCATGGTCACAATAACATTGTTAGTGGGAATTTTTTTTAAAAAGTTGTTTTGATGAAGGTAAGGAAGCATTTCAACACCGTCGTTAAATCTTGACTTTGCTAAATGAGTACCAAGTTCAAAACTATTTTGACCTTCTGCTGATTCTAGAGCCTTCATGAATGAATCATGATAGTTATTGTCTAAAAATTTAGGTCCGATTACTAAAGCATTTTCTGGCTCTCCGGGAACAGTTCTAAAAATTATTGCCACATTAGCATTTGAATCTTTTAACTTTCCTATATGTTTAATTTGCTTTCTGTTTGCCGCTATATTTTCTGCTGTACCTTGGACATCCATTGGCATCATTTGTTGTACCATTATGTTCTCCTATTTTTGAGCCTCTGCTGTTGCAGTTGCGTTTGTTTCATCTGATTTTTGTTCTTGTGGTGCTACTTTAGATAAAAATGCTTGTAATTTATTAAACATTACACCCACGGTTGCCATTTCATTTGCTCTGAAAGCACCTCTTGTAGAAGCAACATCGATAATAGTTGCTAGATTTTTTAAATCACCTATAGAAAGATCTGCCACCGGTTGTTGACTCGCAGTTGATTGAGCCGCAGGTGATTGATCGGTTGTCTTAGATACTTCTTCTTTTTTATTTGTTTTTTTTGCTTTTGCCATTTTATTTTCTCCTTAATTGCAATTAAGAATTATAGTATACTATAATGTAGTTATATAAGTCAACAAATGTTATTGACGTATCTGAGCCATTCCTGCTAGGGCAAATATGGTAAGATCGCTTGGCTCTTCAAATCCAATATTGGTAAAAGTTTTCACTTGGTCTTCTTTCCAAATAGGGACATCAACTATTCCAAATCGACCATTACAGTTTGCATATATCCATCTGGATAATATATCCTTTTGTGGTTCATGAATCAGTTTCAGAGTTGTTTTGGTAAAATGGGGCGGTATATGCTCTAATTTTCTTTTATAAAAATTTCTTGGATTTATTCTCATAGGAGTCCAATCAATCCAGATAATAACAACAAAATCACTATCCAGACAAACGGTTCGCTAAACCAGTCTTTTGCAAACTCGTATAAAAAATTTTTAATTTTCATATTGTACTGTCAATCCAAAAGGCGCTTCGATGTTTCTTTCATATGTATTGTTTATAAGAAACACGGTATCACAATAGTTAGGATCGCCCCAACTATCAAACGGCCACCCGTCGGTAAACATTATAAATTTCTTAGGTTCGATTCCTTCCGATTTCATATATTCCCAGTTACATTCAAATTCTGTACCCCCTCCAGAACCCAACACATAATCTTCAAGCTCGTCTGCATTATCTGGTGTAAAAACTTTGGGGTTAAACACTTCGGTATCAAAACTCCATAAATGTATATTAAAGTCTTTATATTGATCCATTATGCCTTTTACTTCTGAAAGAAATTCTTTACATTGTTCATTACTAATAGATCCAGATGCATCCAAAGCCAAACAGATATCTATTTTATCTGTGTTCAGCATACCGGGTAATATAGCATCCATATGCCAACTTCTTCTACTAGGTTTCATGAAAGTGTAGTCCGATTTCATTGTAGAAACGATCTGCTGTTGTATGATCTCTCTCCAGTTCATTTTTGGTTCTGTTAATTCTTGAATCATTCTTTGTATAGCACCTGGAAGATTTCCAGCACCAACCGATTGTGCCGCTGACACCATGGCCTCTTTCATCTCGTCTCGAATTTTCTTTAATTCTTCCTTTGAGTATTTTGGAGCAGAACCACCCTTGCCTTTCCCTTCTTGCTCTTTGTTGCCTTGCGAATCTTTGTCCCAGTCTATGTGTTCGTCTAATAGTTCTCCTAATTTCTTAAGATCATCCTTAAATTTATTGCCGTTCTTTTTTGCCTTTTTATATAATTCATCATAGATAGCCTCGGACGCCCAATCCTTGTACTTGTCGTCTTGGAAGCCTTTGTCCTTGCCCTTGTCGTCCTTGGGCATCTCGCCTACACGATAATCTTTAAGAATTTGATTCACAGCATAGTCGCAGGCAACATTCCACAATTGGTGTTCTCTTTTACCAGCTCTTAATTGGAAATGATCGAACACACAATGTAAAACTTCGTGACCAAACAAGAATTCAGTTTCTTTTGGAGTCAATGAATTAATAAATCCTGTGTTGAAATAAAAGTGTCTGCCGTCTGTGGCCGCTGTTGGACACCAATCGTCTGCATTGACGATCTTGAGTCTAGTGGCAAGGTTGCCGAAGAAAGGTTGTTTCAACAGCAGTGCTATCCTTGCCGTGACCAGTTTGTCGATGATCTTTGCGTCTGAACTCATTATTTAGACTCCATAGCAGTGATGACGTATTTGCCAAACTTTTTATGGAATCTATCAAATGATTTGAGTTTGCTGGGATCGAAAGGTAACTGATAGTTTGTGAGGGCGATCTTCGCACCCATGACAACCAACTCTGTCTCAAAGTTGTCCATCATATAATCAAAAAACCTATCTGCTAGTGAGTTCCAATCTTTCACTTTGTTCTCGTGTGCCTGTCTAAGCTCGTAGCATAGACTCACTGTTAAAGAATACATCGCTGATATTTCCTTGCATTTCAGATCTTTGACTTTACCTGATAATATGTCGCTGGGATTAGGAAGTTGGCCGCTGATTTTACGATGATTCATAAACTTCACGGCCAACCCTTCTCCTACTGCGCCTGCAACGAGGTCAGTGAGCGTACTTTCAGGCAGGTCATCAGTTAGAAGCTCGGATACGAAACTCCAACTTCTCGGAGTCGCAAAACTTCTTGATGCGCCTCGAGGATCAAAATCATATAGATCCTGTTTGGCGAATGTTACGTAACCCACGACATCTGCGTGTACTTGGTTGTTCGTGGCCCAAGTCATCCAGTCGTCGTAGTCTACTCTTAGTTCAATGTGAACAAATCTGTTCGCAAGTGGTGATGGCATCCTGTATGTCACACCCTTGTCTGCGTCCCTGTTACCTGCGGCAACGATCGCGACGCCTTCTGGCAGTTTATACTGCCCAACTCTCCTGTTCAGGATCAACTGGTAAGCCGCCGCCTGTACTGCCGGTGCCGCCGAATTGATTTCGTCCAAGAACAATATTGCTGTGGATTTGGGATCTGTTGGCAATTCCGCCGGTGATGCCCAAACCATATTATTTTCTTTTTGATTGTAATAAGGTATACCTTTGATATCTGTGGGTTCCCACAGCGGAAGTCTAATATCGATTACTTCTCGGTCCTGTTCATCACCAATTTGTTTTACAATGTCAGATTTACCAATACCCGGAGCACCCCACATCATTATGGGTCTCTTTAATTGAATACAATGCTGTAATGCTTTCTTTGCCTCGTTTGGAGTAACTGTTCTGTTTTGCGAACCAACTACTGCCTTATCTTTGTCTTTTTTAACCATTTAGTACACTCCTGTTTAAATGTTTATAATATCATTATAGCAGGATTGTGTTGTGTGTCAACTGGTAATAAGTTGTTGATTTTATTGACTTTTTTCCTCGTCGGCTTTGCTCATTGCCCTTGCAAGACCGTATTTGGTGATATCCCCAGCGAACATCATGAGTTGTAGAGCCATTTTTTCCATGGTCACAATGATCTGTTTCTTGTCTACAAAATATGGACAATCCACAAATTCATCCAGCCAAAGATAGGTCTGTGGAGTGAATATGATCTTGTCTGGGAATTTAATTGTATAAATTTTAATATCTAATTTTTCTATGATTTCTAAACCTTGTTTAGTAAGCCTTAATGATCTTGCCTGATAGCTCTCTCTAACATTCTGCCACCAGGTATAATAATTGGTTTTAATGGTTTCGTCGTGAATTGGCAATTCTAGCAACGTCATGAACGTGCGAGTATACGCAGTTTTTGTATCCATCACTGTTAGTTATCGTTTATATTTGATACCGGTCTTTAAAAGATAAACTTCGAACTTGTCAGTCTTATGCTGTGTGTTTAGTTTTTTTGCCAAGTTCTCCGCGTGTCCGGGATTAGAAAAACTTACTTTTTTATATTTTGGTCCAGGATAGTTAGAGACAAAACTTGATGTTTTTAAATTGATAGGTTTACTATCATAAAACACCGCCCATATGCCCTCCGCGGCAAGAACGTCGTCTTGCTTGTAGGTTTCTTTATTGCTGATAGTTAACAGCACTTGGGGCTTTGGTCTACTCATTTTAGTAAGTATATTTACCAAAAGTTATTAAACTATTTTTTGAAAAAGTTTCCGCCGTCCATTTCGATGTTGATCGTTTGTGACTCTTTTGCTGTTTTTAGTGCTTCGATTATCTCTTCCTGCACAGAAACCAATCTTGTCATAGTTTGTGATAAACTTTGAGCAAGAGCTTCTGCTTCTCTAATTGGCATACTGATTATTTGCTCATTTTTAGCTCGAGCAGTTCGGTACTTCGCTATAAAATTTTCAATAGGTTGTGTTTGTATTTTAGACATATGTTAGATACTTATCTGTAATTTTCTACAGTCTGGATAATCTATTTTTTGTGCTTGACCTGTGAATGTTTTTATTAATTCCAATCCATTGCTACAATCTTCCAAAGTTGGACAATAATGAAAAGCAGGCCCAAAACTTTGTTGTTCCGCCCATTCTGTAGGACCTGTCAAAGGATAAGTCTGTAGATCTCTACCATCAGCTCTCATTTTGCTTAATTCTTTGTAGGCAGTTTCGTCATCTAATAGTATTGCTCCGACTTTTCCCAAACTCATTGGTTTATTAATTCCAAAACTTAAACATTGTACTTGTCCATTTCTGTACATTTTTTTAACAAGTTTTCTAGCAGAATCCCAGATGTTGGTACCACCAAAACGATATTCGCCTATCCATTGTTCATCTGTGAGTTCTAACTCTATACCTATTTTTTTTAAACATTGAATGACTGAAACATATGTAAATGCTGTAGAAGAACATTTTTTAATGTTATAGTATCTCATACACAGTTCTATGGCGTGAGTACATCCATCGGTCAAAACTACAAAAGGTGCCCCGGTAAAATCGGCCAATGATTTTTCAAAATCAAATATTGGTTGGTATGTAATTTTTGTTGGCTTCATTTAATATTTGTTGCATCTCTATTTTTGTTTTGATAGGACCTTTGTAAGAATATCTTTGTAATGTAATTAGTTTTGGACAGTAGGCCTTCCTCCAACCTTTTGGAAACTGTATAATATAATAACCAGCACAAAATTGACTTTTACTTTTTGGTGCTTTTGTATATACAGGAAGTTTTTTTTGCACATCGTAAACAGGATTATACGGTTCTTGATTAACAGAATATCCATGCACCTCCCATTCTATTTTTTCCTCGTTGTCATTTATGGTTTCGTCGACTGTGTTTTTTAAATCATTTTCAAATATTTTAGAACCAAATCTATCATATAAACTTTTTTCTGTAGGAAATTCCTCTCTTTTATCTCTTTTGCTTAAAAAAATCCATCCGTTATTATCTTGTTTTTGTAATGTACCTAATTTTTCTCCGTTTTCCTCCATGATCCAGAAACGGTCTTTTACAAGTGTTTTTGCATTTATCATATTAATCTCGCATTAAATGGTTCAACATATAATTGTGCTTGATCGGTTATTTTTACCAAATCATATTTGGCACAAAATTTCATAAAACGTATGCCCACTTGGCTAATTTGTTTGCCTTCGGCTTTGGCTTGATCAATAGTATGATCTAATTCTTGTATTATAACTTCTGGTTGTGCGTGTAAATCAACTAGTTGCATATTTCTTGTGTAATCTTCTAGGACTCTATGTTCTTGTCCATCTGCGTCCACCCATTTACTTAACATTAAATTATTCCATGCGTATCCACGAGAATCCTTGTCTGCAAATGCTTCTGTTAACCCAACTTTATTCTTAGTTCCTTTTGTTCTAACACCCGGATATGCCGAAAAGATGTTATCCGAAGGATCACCCCTCATGGCTTTTTGGAACAGCATCCATTCCGGAGGATCTAATCGTTTTGGTTCTTTTGTTTTATTATCTATTACGGGTTTTCCTTTCTTGTCAAAAATTCCCTTTATTGTCATTGTTTCTTCTGTTACTCCGTTATATTGAGATACTCTTTCATTCACTAATTGATTTAAATCTTTATCTGTACTGATGATCACACATTTTTGATCTGGGTGTCTGTCGATCCAACGAGCAATTAAATCGTCTGCCTCTACTCTAGAATTTTGTAGCACAGTGGCATTGGTTTTGGTTTTAACGAATTCACAAAAATCATCATAGCACTCCCAGAACAATTTGTTTTCTTCCTGTTCCGCAGTTGTCATTGCATCTACTGTTTCTTTTCTATTGGCCTTATAACGAGGATAATAGTCCTTGCGCCAACTCCTGCCTTCTAAACAGAACACAAGATGAGAACCATCAAAATCTGCCCAGGCTTTCTTAATAGAGTTTAAAGTGATATGCATAGCAAGTCCGATCTTCTCAGATGTATCTCCTCGAAAAACGTGCCTTGCTCTAAAAAAAGTATTTGCAGTATCAACTAGTATATGAGTCATACTGTATATTATAACAGATTGTGTTGTAAAGTCAATTAAGAAACTTCGGTTTTGCCGTCGTTTCTTCTGTTAACTTGAACATAACCACCAGTAACATCTCCTAACCCTTGTTCATTACCGATAGTACGGCACAACGATTGGAACCAACGATCCACAATCTCTTCATGGGATTCTCCTGTGTATCCATTCTGAGTCAGCATATTGACAAACTCATCATTCCAATCTAACTCAAAGAATCCATTCCTTGGATTGTCTGGATTGACGTTGACATTGAGAACTTTAACCATGGGCTCTTCGCTCTTGTTTTTTTTCTTCTCAGTTTTCTTTGTGGTTTTTTTAACTTTCATATTCATAGTATATATTCTTTTTGTTTGTTAGTCAAATCAAGTTCCAATTAAATTACCAAACAAGTGAACGTGTACCCTTGCCGCCACATTATAGCCTCTCTGGAACGCTCTTCTCGCCACTTCTCCTGCTGTGGCCGCCTGTTCTTCCTCTCGGGCACCCACTGGCATTATCCACACGGGGTAGTGTACACCCGCATCTCGGAACAGTTTCAGAACCTCTTCCATCTCCTGCCATTGCTCGTCTCGGTCGCCCAGTACAAATTTTAGTTGTCCATTGGGACTGTGTGCCACATAATCCGCCACCACCTCTGGTCGTATCGCTTTCTCTCGCTTCTCGCCCGACACCATCCACAGTTTGGGAGATACAGAAAAGAATATCTCCGTGCTGATGGGGGATGATATCAGATCTGCGAACTCTGCCGTCAGCGCCTGCGTTCCATTGGTCTCGAATGTGATGGAAGCGGGAAGATTGTCTCTCTTCTCCAACTCTCGATACACACCAACGAAGGCCTGTTGTGATTGGGGCATTAGGGGCTCACCACCTGTGATACATAGATGTTGGTGCTGTCCTGACACAGGATGTAGGAACAGACCTTGGGGATTTGAATCGTTCTTCAATATGTCGATGACCCGGTCCGCTAACTCTGAGGGAGTGGCCTGACCCATCAGATGCTTGTATTTCTTGGCCCAGGTATAGGAGGAGTCACAGCCCTTGTTCCACACTGGCAAGTCTTCCACCCGTTTCACCGTGCTGACATCAAATGTGTCGTAGGGCAATTCGTATGTGCTGGGATCTGTGGGATTGATCTGCCCAAATCCATCACATTGTAGATTACACAAGAAGAAACGTATCCAGGCAGTGGGCACACCTGTGTAGTGTCCTTCTCCCTGTATGGAATAAAATATTTCTGAATAGTAATATTTTTTCTCCATTATTTTTTCTTTTTAGTATCTAACCTAACTATGTTATCGTCTTTAAGATGTCCTACAGATTCTCTTATGATGTCGTCATGATTGAATTCTGCCCAGTACAATTCAAATGCCTGTCCATCTTCCAGTCCTTCAAAACTATGATACAATCCGGGTTTTACTCGAGTAAAATCACCTGGCTCCAATATAGTCTCGTCAACTAACTCATAATCTTTTTGCCATACTTTGATCTTCATTTTTCCCGAAATCACATAAAAGCCGTTCCATTTGTATGCGTGATAGTGTTTACTACACACCCCGCCCTTTACATAATCTATCTTGTGAAACTCAAGTACACCATTGGCGTGTATCAGTTCTGTTTGTCCCCAAATTTTTCCTGCCTTCATGCTCTTATACTAACATCCTTTTTCTAGATTGTAAAGTTATTTGTCCCATTCTTCCCATGGAAATACTACCCATTGTGGATTTAATGACTTATCTATTTCGTAACCCCAGTAATCGACTTGGAAGGGAGATGGTTTATTGTTTATTACAGCCGCATATCTAACATTTGAATTGTTCACACAATTATGCCTAATATATTCAAAAGTAGCACCAGTATCATTAATATCGTCAATGATTAATATCTTTTCGTTTTTATCTATTGCACGATACAAAGCATTCAAATCAGTTTTATCTGCATGATCTCTTAATCTTACATCAACCGGTATATGTCTTTTACCTATTCTATGGGATAGATATACTCCGGGAATCACCCCTCCTCTGTTAACACCCATGATGACATCTGGCATCCAATTAGAGTGTACCAAATTATCTTCAATCAGAATCAAAGAATTACGCATTTGAATGGTTGTAAAGTATAATTTATTTTTCAGTTTCGTATCTATCATAAACTCGGTTAATTACATTGTTCACTCTCACAAAATGAGCACATTTGGGCATATCTTTGATCCTTCTTGCTCCGATGTAAGTGCAGGTACTTCTCACTCCTCCTAGTATCTGCTCAACAGTATCTCGAACAGGACCTCTATCATCTAACACAACGGTCTTACCTTCTGTGCCTCTGTATCCATCTTTTCTCGCACCGTGTGCATTAAAAGCGGATTCTGAACTCATACCATAAAAATATCTCTTGCCATCTCTCAATTCTGTTTCACCTTCTGCGTGTCCTGCCAGCATTCCACCCAGCATCACAAAATGAGCACCAGCGGCAAGTGCTTTGGCAACGTCTCCAGATTGTGTGCATCCGCCATCTGCCATTATGTGTCCACCCACGCCATTGGCGGCATCGGCACATTCTATTATGGCTGAAAATTGTGGCACACCTACACCTGTTTGTGTTCTTGTGGTACAAACAGATCCCGGTCCTATGCCCACTTTGACAATGTCGGCACCGTTGATTATCAACTCTTCTGTCATCTCGGGTGACACCACATTACCCGCTATAATAACTTTGTCTGGATATTCGGTTCTTATTCTATGTAGAAAATCTACAAATTGTTCGTGATATGCATTAGCGACATCTATGGTTATAGCTGGTACATCTGGAAATAGTTCCATAACTTGTTTCAGTGTTTGATAATCCAAAGATTTCTCGTCCCATATAGCACCAGTACCTGTACAAGCAGAAACATATTTAAATTTAATGCCCGAACCTGCGGCCTGTTTCCAATCTTCTATTGTGTAGTGTTTTCTCAACACTGTGAGCATTTTATATTCCTGTAAAACTCTAGCCATGGAGAAAGTACCCACGCCATCCATATTGGATGCCACTATTGGTACGTAGGTTAATTTCTTTCTAGAATTAATAAAATTAAATTCTCTGTCAATGTCTACATCTCGTCTCGATGACAGTGTGCTTCTTTTAGGTTTTAGTAATACGTCAGAATAATCCAGATGTACATTATAATCAATTCTCACTTTCTGCCTCCTTTGCTCGGCACATTTTTAGTACCACTCGATAGTGATCCCAGGCCTGTTGTAGTGCAGGATATTTCTTTTTTAATTCTGTATATTCTTGTATGGCAAACATATCTGGGGTAGCGTGGTCGAATGGACCCACTGTGAACATTTCCGAGTGTGTGGCAGTATAGGTAGGCCATTCGTTGTCCAAACTCCATACGTCTGGATCATAATTGTTAGTTAGGGATTCAGTCGCCCAATCTTTGTTCTTACCCATGGCCTTTCATACTCATACAAATTTTATAAAACTCGTCTCTGGTTGCAGGATCTTCTTTGAAAGCACCTAGCATAATTGCTGTGGTCATGTCTGATTCGTGTTCTTTGACCCCTCTGTGTGTCATACAGTGATGTTCTGCTTTGACTACCACTGCTATGTTTGTGGTCTTTGCATATTCTTGCAGTGCTTCGGCAATCTGTGTAGTCATCTCTTCTTGAATCTGAGGACGTTCTGCGATATGATGCACGATCCTATTGAATTTACTCAATCCAATTACTTCACCGTTTGGAATGATACCCACCCAGGCATTACCCACAATGTTTTGGAAGTGGTGAGCACAGGTTGAACGAACAGATATCGGACCTGACGTGTACATACTCTTGTAACCCATGTTTGGGAAACTGGTCACTTTGGGCATTGGTGCGTATCTACCACCAAATGTTTCTTTGAGCCACATCTTGGCTACCCTTCTTGCTGTTTCTTGAGTATTATGATCGTTCTCTGTGTCAATTACAAGGCTATCCAGAAGTGATTGAACTTTGTTTTCCACTTCAATTTGAAGTTTATCTAGTTCACCTTCCTTGATATGTTTTGATATATTATCGTTCGCATGATATCGATCGCCGGAATCTTTAATTCTTTTTTTTAAAATTTCTGATATCGATTCTGTTGGTAGCCAACTATCTTTTAGTAGATTTTCTTCCATTAGTTTATTTTCTCCGAATTTGTCTTGTTATACCATTTTACAGCAGTTTGTATTATATTGTCAATAGAACTGTGTTTTGGTTTCCAATTGAGTTCCTTTAATGTTTGTGATATGTCTGCAATTAGCGAAGGAGGATCTCCCGGTCTTCTTTCCGATTTCACTATTTTTATAGGACCTACATATTTTTCAATAGTGGATAATATTTCTAAATTTGATATCCCAATTCCTGTGCCCAGATTATATCTTTCGCAAATATTTTCGTCATTAATTTTCAATAAAGATTGAATATGTCCATCTGCTAGATCTGTAACGTGTATATAATCTCTTACGCAAGACCCATCCGGTGTATCAAAATCGGTTCCGTATAATTTAAACACCGTTTCTTTTTTTGCGGCTTCTATGGCCACCGGTATAATATGTGTAAATTTTTCGTTTGTTTCATACTGACCAATTTCATTATCTATATCTGCTCCCGATGCATTAAAATATCGAAGACTTACACTTCTCATATTATAAGCGACAAAATAATCTTTAAGTATTTCCTCGACAATAAATTTTGTTCTACCATATGGATTTATGGGTTGTGGAATATCGTTAGTTTTACCTATCCCGTTTTTAGGTATGCCATATGTGGCCGCACTAGATGAGAACACAAATTTACTAACACCCAACGATCTCAACTTGTCTAATAATCTCAAAGTCATAACAACATTGTTGAGATAGTATTTAGATGGATCCGACACACTCTCACCAACTCTAGTGTAAGCCGCAAAATGAATACAACTGTCTATATTGTATCTTTTGATAATCTCGTCTAACAAATCAATATCTCTAGGCAGATTGATTTCAAAAGCAGGACCATATTGTGTGGCCCATGGTTTAGATTTAATATCTCTATCTACAACTACAGGCGTAAATCCATTTTTCTTTAACTGCTTGGCTGTATGAGAGCCGATATATCCTGCTCCACCCACAACCAATACTGACTTGTGTATTGTATTAATATTTAGACTCTGCGACATAATCTCTGTATCTATTGCCATCTCTTCTCCATTTTTCTCCTTTGCCTGTCATGATATCAACCATTCTATCAATAGTACCATCGGTCCAGTCTGATATTTTTCCTTGATTAACAGGACGTTGTAATAAAATTGTCAATTTGGTATATGCGTCTTCCTTGCTCCATGGAATATACATTCTATCTTTATCATTAGCAAATGTTTCTGGAAAAGATCGATATGCCGGAAACAACACATTGCAACCTAGTGTATCTGCTTCAGACACTGTATTAGAAACCCAATCTTGTAAAGCACAATTAAACATAACTCTCGAATCATTTAATAATTCATAATATTTGTTTTTATTTAGATTATCATAGATCATGAGATCTCCTTTTGCTTGTAATTCATTGGCTCTAGACAAATATTTTTCATTATTAGATCTTAAAGGTCCTCCTGAGAACACAGCAAATTCAATATCCGGATTAGATTTTTTAACTCTTTGAGCAATGTCCATAAAAAAGTCTGGTTGTTTTTCCTGATCAAAACGAGCCGCAAAACAAACTCTTTTTGTTCTTTGATCAAACGGTTTTACAACATTATTAACACGTTCTAAAACTTCTTGTTTACCAAAACTTAATCCTGATATGTTGTAGATAGGAGCTCGCCAATTGGCAATTCTCATATGAGCGATCATTTCTTCATTGGTTGCTAGAATATGCACATTAGGAATTTCATTACACATCTGTTCGTACAGACTCATCCATTTGCTCATACCCCAAACGTGTACAAAATCATCTGGATCAATTGCCTGTGCTAGGCATCTTAAAAATATTTTTGGACGATACTGTTCTGGTGATTGTTGAATAATGTATGGTAGTGATTCCATACCTGGTTGAAACATATCCTCAAAGAATATTGCATCATCGGAGGTAATCTCACCATTCTTCATCATTCTAACTAGATTCATCATTTGACTCATACCAAAGTATGAACGACCGTGTGCATCTAACACCTGTCCTGTAACGATTGCTTTAGAATTATCTATGGTTTCGCCTGGCACAACCACATAGTCTATGCCTCTTCTTTTATAAACTCTCTCAGTCCAATCTGTTAGTTGTAGTGTATATCTACCTTCGTAGGGTTCTAAACCCATGTAAAATATTTTCATTATATTCCTTCTCCTCTGATATAAGGGTTTTCTTTAAAATCTAATAATTTTTCGTTTTCATTCGGCATACCTACTGATATGTGTGTATGATAACCGTGCATTGGATTAATTTTAACATATTCTTTAATCTGCGTCAATAATATATCTGTGGCATCTATGGCAAGAAATTGATACAGAGGTTCTCCTGCGGCACCATCGTTATATTTCATGTCGAAAACATTCATCACAATGTATCCACCCCATTTGAATTGTGGAAAATCTGATAGATAGTTTTCTGCATAGCAACGAAACATTTCGTTCACATTGCACATCACACCTGGTTTAGGTTCGAACATTAATCGTATTCTCATTTTCCTACCTTTCTCAATACCACACCACCGTCTTTGGTGTGTTTGATATCATAATCACAGCCCGCAGATAGATGTAGCCAACTGCGTATCTTGTCGTCTTTTACAAACAAGGTCACAGTGTCTTCCATATCTTCGTTATAACCATTATAGGCCCATATGTAATCTCGACCATATTTGTAACCAGCACTACCCATATGTGAGCAGACATTGGCCACAGCATCTACGAATGTGTATGAAGCATTGAGGGCACCACCGCCTATGGGTAGATAGCCCATTCTTCGAGTTAATTTCTTAACTGGTATATTGACTTCCAAATTAACTTCGTTCGTATTTCGCTTTCGAGCCATTCTCACCATCCTCTGATACTTCTATTTCTATTGTCCTACCCGGATATCTCTTTGCGATTTCAACATAGAGATCGTCTGAAATCATCTCACAGCTCTTGAAATCCAACTGTAGAGTCTTTTCTGTGTACAACTTCTCCATCCATCTCTTGAACTGTATAAATTCTATGTCTCGATCGTCGTGGAACACTTCTATGGCCACTCGGAAGTGGAATATGTGTCTGTGCGGATAGCCCAGGAATGACACATCGTATTCGTCTCCTGTTGCCAGTTTGGGATCTGTCAGTGCGGCAGGGTATTTGTGTATGCCTTCCTTGCGAAAGGTCACCCAAATCATTTTAGATCCTTGTTTTGCTCTTTCTATTAATGCTTGTTGGTGTTGGTGCTCAATGTCCATGATGCTTCCTTTTCTTCTTTGCTTGGTCCTGTTTGATGTAATGGTTCGTCATTTCTATAATCTTCCCATTTTGTAAATCCTGCTTGTTCTTTGAATTTAGACATTGTGCTGGTCCATACTCCTGGATTGGATTTGTTAAAATCAATGTCGTCTATTTTAAAACACAGTTGAGTGTCTTCTTCTATATTGGGGAATATTATAGAACAGAACGGTATAAACTTTGGATGACTCCACACTGTGGAAAACTTTTGTTTTACTTCTTTGTGCAGATTGTACGGATAGTCCACAGTAACATAGTAACCATCTGATAAAAATTTGTGTATCTGTGCTAGTTGTAAACCATGATTGTGCATATATGTTCTGTTAGCACCAAAATATATGGCTTCACAATCGTTTAATACAACTAGTTCTAGTATTTGATCTGTGGTTAAATCATTACGAGCAAGGAACAGTGTTTTTTTGCCATATGCTTGAGTGTGTTCAATTTCTAATCCAACGAACGTTTTAACTTCGTCTTCTGCAAAAAAACCGTTTTTGTAAAATCGTTCCATAATATTATTTTAACACTTTTTTATAACTTGTCAAATTCCTAAAGCCTGTTTCAGTTGCATTATTTTGGTTTTAGCATCTAATTTTAACTTCTTCATTTTAACTAATAATGCCTTACCATCCCAACTCCTGTCGTGTGCTCTTTCCTGTTCCATTTCCTCTACTTTATTTTTGTAGTAGGTATGTTCTTTCTCTAATTTTTTTAGACTTTTGCTTTTTGTTTTTGCCATTTTTCCTCCTATTCAAATAAACTGCTGAAATTATTTTTGCCCTTGCCGCCCCCGGTTGCTCTCTGCCATCGTGTTCCTCTAATGTCTGCTAGGAAACTAGTTGCAGAATCTATTAGTTCCATGGGTTTCTCACTGGTAAACACCTCTTTTACAAAAGTGTTGAAATATAATATATTTCTAGGAACAAATACACTAGGTTCATCGGTGTTGTCGGAATCTTTGGTCTTCCTCCAATGTTTAACTTGTGGTTGATGCTTTATCATTTCTATATCATTTAAATCATTGGCTAGATGTGTTGCCTTGATGTGATTATATACGTTGTGTGCCATCATTAACACATAAGAAAACGAATCCCAAGCAGTTTTGCCTTCCTTATTATTCTTGTTCAAATCTCCTTCACCATACCAGCATACGTCTCCCATAGTGAGCCTGTCTCCGATCACGCTAGAGAAAGGAAAAGGAATAGTGGAACCTTTGAGTCTCTTGTCATCTGGAGCCTTTTCCATAATATAACTCCATCTCTTAGGTGTGAACAGATTGTGTGTATAAACTAAACCATTGGCTGTACTTAAGAATGCCGAGGCCGAATCAAAACTAATTGTAAAGTTTTCATTCACGTGTTCTCTTACCTGTCTCTGCACCTGTGTTAAGAAACACGCCCAATCTAATTGAGATGTGCCTAATACGTGCATCCAATTTTTTCCATCTAGTTTCTTCTCATCTCTCATTATGATCAATCTACGCAACATTACTTCCATATCGCACATATTAATTCCACCCATCGCCCATCCTTCGAATTCAAAATCTTTCACAGCATCATACCAAATCTGTGCTGTCTCCCAGTCGTCACCTTGTAACACATTAAGAAACTTGGTTTGTCCTAATCTGTTCTTTTGGAAGAATTGGTTGTTGTATATTGTGCCATTCAATGTGTCTTTAAAACTTTTGAGTCCTGTCTTGGGACTATTTAGATCATCCGCCGCCCACGTGGGAACATCTAATGTCATTGCCCAGTCCGATGTTAATTCTAACCAATTAAGTATATCTGATCTAACTTTATTTGCTTTGTTACCTTCAAAATCCTGCCAATCAAAATTGATAACGCCTTTGCCTATCTGATAACCACCGGAATCACCAATGATAGTGGAAAACTTTCTATCTCTGTTCACGCACATACTATCTCGATCGGGTGCTTTTTCTAGATCTAGGCAGGCATGGCCCGCTGAATATAATGCTGTGGGATATGTGAAATAACCCTCTTCAGGATTCAGGAAGTTTAATCCTTCCACTCCGTTTTCAAAACCTTTGGGTATCCTGTCCTCTGAGATGTGAGCACCTTCTGTGACCCTTTGTTTGCTTATGAAAGTGTTATAGAAATTTGAAATAGCAGGCAAGAACACCGCGTAGTCTCTTTGAGTGTTACCTAGATGTTCTCGCCTTTTATTCGTCATTATTGCGCCTGTGCTGGGATTATATAGTTGTACTCTCCCTGCCCGGAATCGACAGTTATCTGCATAGCACCTTCGTTAGAAAACTTCAGTGTCACTTTTGCCGAGTCGGAAAGTTTAAGTATCTGTAGCACCTGTGCCACTGGCCAAGCCCAACCTTTGTTGATCGTGCCTGTTACACCCGTGGCAAATATGAACTCACCACCATGCGATGCCTGATCACCAAATGTGAAAATTAAGTTTCCATCCTCGGTTCTCACAACAAAGGTGTTGTGCTCTGTGTTTGCTACTGTTTGGAAGTTGAATCTTTGCACACCCGCCACTGTTGGCTCGATCTCAACGTCCCATTTGACACCCTTGAATTTGACTGTCTTGAGCTTCTCGTTGATGATCTCGGCATTCATGAATCTGTAATCATTTTTAAAATCACCCTTTTCGTTTTCGAAATGGATGCCTGTAGGAACGGTAGCACCATTCCTTTCGCCAGTGGTTACAGTAATGTTTGCCTTATCTTTATATTCGGGACATTTTAAATGTATGTCCAACTTGTTCAGTTGTGGCATACCAAAGGTGCCCTTCATATCAGTGTGTGGCTTGTGGAAAGATCCCTGCAGGATTACTGATCTGTCTTCTGCCATCGAATCGATAGTAGTTTCAGTATCTGTGCCTGTTATCTTAACTAGGTCTAAGAATCCCAGACCGTGCGTGTGTTTGACTATGTCTTGTAAGATATCTTTCATAATATGTATTATAAAAGATATTTAGATTTAAATCAACCTTGAAAATTATTTTTCTGCAGGTATCTCAAATGACTGGTAGAGTACAGGATTCTCATTACCAGGTTTTTGAAATATAGCATAATTGGCTCCTGGTTTGAACTGATCCATTTCCAAAATCTTATAACCAGTTTCGTCAATGATTTTTTTCATTAATGATTTAGTATTATAATTCCAGTAACCTCTTTTTGATTCTTTTAAATCATAATCATATTCACAATTACAGTAATGAATAAAAACATAACCTCCTGGTAATATAACTCTGTTTATATCACTTAGGTATTCTTTAATGTGCTCTTGAGTAAAAAATGTAAAAGTGTCCCAACTGAAGACAAAATTTACAGCATTATCTGGTATGTCCGGACAAGCGGTTCTATCGGTAGTATAAAATCTTATGTATTTGTGTTGTGCAGGATGGAATAATTTAAAAATTTTACTTTTAAACCATGGCATTATATCTAAAAAATAATTTAATTTCCAAGCAAGGAAACATCTAGAAAATCTTCCATATCCTGGACCTATTTCTAAAGAATTAAAAAGTGGAGATTGAGATCCCATTTTATTAAATTGTCCAATCTTACCAAATATTTTATCATAAAGTAATTGATCATATTGATCTTTTCTTTCATGTCTCCAATCCATGTCTTTGGCGTACCATTCTTTGGTTTTATCTAAACGATTTATTTCATGCTGATTTTTTATATCCACGGACTCTGCTAAACTTTTTAAAGTTGTAAGGCTATCGTCTATGATTTTTTTAAAATCGGATTCTTTGGCTTTCTCTAATTTTTCAATTAGTAATTTTATTTCTTCAATTGATAGCATTAAAATTCAAATAATTTATTAAAAGTATTAGTAGTTTCAGTAGATTGTATATCCCATTCCAAAACTCCTATAAGATTACTTATCTTTTGATCTACTATGGTTTCCTCCATTGCTTCCGCATCAAATGGTAATTCTTGGAACCATTGCGGAATACGCAATTCGTCGACAGGATATGCAATAGATGTATATCCAAGCGGATTATTTTTTAATTTACACACAATCACTTTAGCACCATCAGTGATAGTCATGGAGTATCTATCACCATACATATCTCTACAGGTGTTCCAGTTAATACTTGCTCTTACGTGACCAGGCATATTAGTTTTACCTTTGGCTTTTTCCTTTTCCCAATACTCTGTGACGTTGTTTGCTCTTTTGGGAGATCCTTTCTCCCAACCCGGTCTCGCTTTGAATTCTGCCCTAAACTCTTTGATCCTGTCTAACACTTCTTGTTCAGTTTTATTTGTAAGTACCATCATTAGTAATTCAGATAAAAAATCTTGTACAAACACAGGAGTATCGGATCTTTTGAGATCGAGTCCCATGGCCTTCATCTTGCCTGGCTTACCTGCTATATCTACTCTTTCGCCTTCTTTATCAAAGTAAAGCACTGCGTATCTTTTCTTTGTAATGAACAATCCTTTGGAAGCCACAATCTCTCGACCACCTTTGATCACTTCTCCTCGTGTCTTTGGACAATGGAAGGCCTTTGTCATGAATGATGTAAATGAAACATTAACTTCCTCTGCTATACGATCGTATAATTCCACAACGTTTTCTTTCTCCCAGGGTATTTTACCTGCTTCGATTTCTTTTTGTAGAGGTTTGTAAGCAGAAAAATACACAGAGTCTGTGTCGCCGTATATTATAGCATCGCCCCTGTGATCGTATTGTCCTGTTATGATCTCGTTTGTCTTTGCGGCCATGTGTTTAGTGATACATCTCCCAGTCAGTGTTACAGACTGTCCAATCCTCATATCAAAAAATCTGCAACCTGGATTCAAAATAGCACCATACAGGGAATTTAAATTAATTTTTTTAACTAACTGTCTCTTATCCCAAAATTCTCTTTCAATTTCATTATCATTGCATTCTTGCATTTTTTTCTGCATCTCTTTTCTTTCAGCATACCAACGTTTTAGAAGTCCTGGAATAATTGCTTCATATTCGTAGGTAAAGATTGTACCATTGGCCGACAGCATCCATTGATTGTTGCCGTCAAAAATAATATCGTACAATTGAGCCGCAGACATTTTAACGGATGTACCATCTTCCCAATCTACAATAATCTCTGTTCCTCTGTCCTGTCGCATCACTGCTTGATATTCCCAACTACCAAATTGATTGTCCCAGGCCTGAGCAAACGATTTCTTTTGATGTTTGGCTCTATTGACTTCTGCGGATGTTATTACTGGACGACATTGTCCTACTATACTTTCTGGACCCATATTGAGAGCACGAATCACAGACGGATACAGTGAATTAATATCTATAGATCCAATCCAATCGTGTAAGCCTTTTTTAGGCGTGGCCACATAAGCACCCGCCGCCGCAACGTTCTCACCTTCTTCTCGTTTAATTCTACCTGGCACAATCATACCACGTCTGTGTGCTTCGTTTACAATAGCCTGTTCTGTAACTGCTACAGCACCCATTGTAGTTTGTAGCAACACTGTGTTTTGGTGTGCGATCTCGTTAGCCAATTCAATAAATTTTAATTTCTTTTCTAATTTGGCCAGCAGTGCGGTGTCCTGTCTGTTGTATTCAATGAATAATCCAAAGTCGTTGTTGTAGAGAGCATCCAGTGATCCCTCATACACGGTCTTTTTCTCGTCTAACTCATATTCTCCTATGGCATCTAATCTATAACTGTGCCTTTCCTCATAGGTGTATTTTCTGTAAAGTTCTAATAGATCCAAATGTACCCTACCAATCAAATCATAACTGATCTGTTCCCGACCGTATTTTTCGTATGTTCTCTTCTTGGGCTTCTCACCCCAAAAGCACAATCGTCGTGTGTCATCCGAACTCAACACTTTCTGTATCCTGCCCACTGTGTAGGGTATATCGTATCCTTCTGAGTTCCATCCTGACAGTATGTCGGCATCTTCGATCAGTGTGAGGAAAGCGTCCAGCATATCTTTTTCTCTTTCGAACAACATCACGTTGTCAAAACGTTCTGTGGCCATTCGTGCTGAACCCATATTCATACCACGCGGAGGAACAGCAAAAGTTACCAGTTGATCTGTCCAACTGAGATAACAAGTTATTGCTGTGATGGGCATAAATGGATCATCGGTGGTAGAATATCCACGTTCCGGATCAAAGTCTACCTCGATGTCAAAGAACACCACATTGAGTTTAGGGGCGTCCTTGCCGAGATAATTCTCTTCCAGGCAACGGAACACAGGATTGATGTCCTGCTCGTATAATTTTTTATTTGATCTTATTTTTTGCTCTCGTATAAAATCTTTAAACGTAGCAGTTTGAACTTTTTGTAGTTTTTCACCAAATATACTTCTGTGTTTGCCGCGAGCATCTGGATAATAAAATATATAACGAGCATCATATTCCACGAACTTACGCTCGCCTTTGCTGTTTCTTTCCACGACATAGACTCGATCTTCGTCTCTTTTATAGTAAGCGTCTATATAACTCATTCAAAAAATACTTTAAAATTTCCTATTATGTTCATTATAGTAAACCATGAAGCAAGAACACAAGTCCAAATAATACGCCTCCTGAAACTAGCATAGGCCAACGTGATGGATCCCATTAGGTATAAAGGAAACACCAATATCATGTTGGGATGGGGTGATGTGAACGTGAGAATGCAAGAACCAGAGACAGTCACCGCAACAGAAAATATTTCAAGATAAAATGCTAATTTGTCTGTTTGATAACTGTTTACCCAAAATTCTTTGAGTAACTTTATCACTAAATTTTACCCGCCGCCGCCAATATCGAATCTAATAGATCCATATCATCTGACACAGACTTGTAATTGTCCTTGTGTGCAACAGTTATGGCCTTGTTCAACATACCAGGTTTTAATTCTAATTCCTCCGACACTGCTTTAACAGTGTCTTTTAATCCCGATCTTAAATCGTCAATTTCTCCTAGTACTTGTGAACCTTCTCTGATCAATTGTATCAGTTTTTGTTTTTCTGCTTCATTAAAGTTTCTGCCTGACATCTTGTTCTCCTTGTTTATATGTATTATACAATAAAAAAAGGGTAAGAGCAATCTTTACTCTTACCCTTTGTAAAAAATAAATTATTTCCAATAAAGATTATAAGAATCGTTAATAAATTTTTTAATGTTGTCGATATCCTGAGTTGAAATATCATTGGTTTTTACATCACTATAGGCCGCCGTGTTTAAAAACTCTTTGAACTCATCTTTAACTACCGCTTGCCTTAACTCTGCAATAAATTTAGGATCATTGCTGTTTGTATAAAACACTTTAACTATGGGCATATTTGATATTCTGATCTTTTTGAAATGATTACCTATAAAATTTGCTTCACGGAAATCTGTTGTGTAATCACATCGAATTAGGCCATTTGCTTCGGCCGGACCCGCCACACCTGATGCCACATATCCATAATCTATGTCATTGGCTACCAGTGCCTTCAATACACCCTTACTGCCACCGTATGGTACACCTTTCACTTTTATTCCCTCGGAGTTCCAGTCTGCTATCACTCCCTTGCTGAGAATAACAGATGCCATTCCCATGGTGCTGGCCTTAAAAATATTATTAGTATTTGAAGCATTGGTGCAGACTTTTAGATAGGACTTACCAATAAAGATTGTTTTTTCTGCTTTTGCATTCAATGGACATTTCAACCCCTTGCTCAATGCCGCAATACCCACATCGGCATTGTACACCATGACAGCATCGGTTGTGTTATTAAATTTTCGATCTGCTTGTTCACAATGATTTGCTTGATAAAAGTTTATTGATTTATCGTTTATTGTTTCTTCAAATTTTTTTGCTACAATAGTGCCTGGAGATGCTTTGTTGCTATGATTAACGATTGTTCTAGACTGTACGGAAGAGATCAAGAAAGTTAAAAACAACAATGATAATAGTATTTTTTTCATTTTTTTTCCTTCTTTTTTGTTAGTTTATTTTATTTTATCATATTTTTTATACTGTTGTCAATAAAATGGTTTTAATTACCAAAATTGATTAGATAAAATTGCATGGAGGACCATATAATGGTATCTCCCAATAACCATATGAACACAAAAGGCAACGAATTTATTTTAAAATGTCTAAAGATAAATCCCACGCATACATAAAAAACAAGTAAACCAATATAATTTAAAATTGTAGTTTCTTGAATATAAATGTCCAACGAAATCATCAACACAATCATGATCAACAATAAAAATTTTAATTTGTACTGTGCTATTCTCACCACTTTTACATACAAATTTATAAATCTTATACTGAGAAAGTAATAAAAAAGTACCGATAACATAGACAATAATACCACGCTTTCAAAAACACTCAAATGTCCAATTATGTTGCTGTTACTCATGCCAAATGTCACTATGTTTATCAACTGAAGGTCCATTATGTTTGACACAATAATACTACTGGGAGTGAAAGGTAAACCCAATAAGAAGAATGGCAACAGCATCATGATCACGCCGGGATTGTTGGCCGTTTCGGCCGCTATAATTTTATCACTAACACTGGATCTAGTTGTATGATAGGCAGTGGCCGCGGATAGTTCGGCCGCCGACCCCGGCAACAAACTGATAATACATCCAAGCAATGAATTTTTTGCTATCAATTTTTTTGGTAGAGTTCCTGGGACAGGATTAAAAACCTCTGTTCCTTTATCAAGATAAGTTGTTTTATAGGATAACACATCTGGAATTACGATCATGGAAAGTATTAACATGAAAAATGTGGTATTTTGAAAAATTAACGAGGCTCCATACCAAAAATTTGGTAATGCATAATTACTATCTGGTGCAATAAAAAGTGCCAAAGAACCAATAATTGCAGAAATAATTTTATTAGAACTAGAAAAAATCATGAATAATATCACGATGTATAACAATAGCAATCTAACTCCCACCCCACTTAAAAAATTATAATTATAGTTGGTATAGATATGATACATTACAAAAACCAAACAAAGAGCAAGAAAAGCACTGATTAGACTACCTCGACTTGTGTACCATAACAATTGATTTCTTTGATCCATGGTTAATTTTTTTATGTCATTGACATAAATCAAACTACTGGCGTCTCCAGGAATTCCGAGAGTGATTGTGGAAACACTGCAAAAAAATTGTGATCCTATACTGCTGACCGCCCAAAATAACAAAATTTGTTCGGGTGTTAAGAAACTTGCCGTAACATATAAAAGAAATGCTCCTAGATAGATAGGAAATACCGGAAATAATCCTATGGCTATACCGGTCAATAATCCTAGAGCAAAAATAATTATAACTTCCATCTCAGCCTTTGTAATCCTCAAACATATCTAGTAATATTTCCATGCAATAAGGTATGTCCTTCCATTGGTGTCCTTTAAAATTATAATCATAAATGAACGGATGCTGTCCGTTTCTGATATTAAATTTTTTTGATAACACCAACCCGTTGCTAGTTTCCTTTCTTTTGTTTTCAAAGTACTCTTTGTCCTTGGTATACTCGTATATGTATTTTTTAATTTCTTGTTTATGAGTTTTTTTGAAATCCTTGGTAATAAATTTTAGATTATTTTTTTGACTCGTTTTTAGCGTCTTGTTGAGCCAGTTTTTGCTGAACGAATTTAAAAAGTTTTACCGCAAAATCTTTATCGTCTTGCTCTTCCGGAGTATGGGCAGGTTTTTGTTGTATCTGCTTTTCTATCTGCACCATTTTTAAATTTAGGTATTTCATTAGATCCTGTTGGAATGTTTTGTCGATATCGGCAACATCTTCCATGGTAGACAACAAATCATAATAGTCCAGTTTCTCGTTTAGATGGTCCAGGGCAATTTCCATAGCGGTGTTAAAATCCTTTGTGTGTTCTGCTTCTATCTTGATGCCATCTCTCAATTTTTCAATGATTGTCTTGACGCTGACTCCGTACTTGTTTGCCAGTTCCGGAACAGTTGGGGTCGGCACATCCAGTACTTTTTCTTCTATGCTGTTGGGATTGGGATTCGCAGGCCCCGGTCGTTGGTCCATATCCGTGTCTTCTCCCATCATATGTACTGGCTCTTTTATAAATTCTTTTGTTCTTTGCAGTCCTCGAGATCCAGCACTTCTGGGAGATTTTTCTTGTATTGCCGAGTCAATGTGACCCTGTTGTTTCATTTTAGAAACATCGTCCAGATATTGCTTATAGGAAAATATTGGTATATGGCTCATGTCCAGTATTTATTTAAAATAATTCGTAATCAACGAGAATATCTAGCATGGTAATGCTACATTCATCCAAATACTTGCTAACCTTATTTTTTTATTGTATAATTATTTATTATGTTTTATTTGTTGTATAATAACAAAGATAATAGTTTTTATTCTTTATCTCGAAATTTAAAGACTATCAAGGTTTTACAATACTGGTTGGCAAAGCATCATGTTGTTTTTTCTACGGTAAAACTTGACAGCGATGAATTGATAAATGAAAAAAATTATCATCTTTTCAAATTTGATGATCTTTTGCCGGGGAATTTACAATGGGATATTGACAATATTGTGTCCTTGTCTTTTTTAAAAACAGCAGACATAGTCAGAAAAACAAATGATGAAAAATTGGACAAAGATCTACTTTTAAAAATCAATATAATTACAAAATTTTTAGATAATTTTGTAAACTTTATCAATGTGGTCCGAGACAGGAGCATGAAAAATAACGAGCATTTTATCAAAAGTTTAGAGATATACAGAGATCTTTTAAAATTAGATATAGGAAAAGATTCTAACATTGACAAAATTTTTAATGACGACATCGATAAAGAAAAAACTTTAATTATTATACTTGATAATATACTCAAAATTGTGATAAAAAAGATATTAGATATCGATTATAGAAACATAAATCCGACAGAATTAAAATGTATGTTCAACGATATAGATGCTTTTTTTAATTATAGATCGATGGAACACATAGTTTATAGCAAATTTTTTAGAAATTTTTATAATGAACACAGAAAACAAATTTAAAAATAGTGCCGTCATGAACGGTAGAGGAATATTATATCTAATCGAAAATAACATCATCAGACCTGCGGCTCATATTCCATATTATTTCTTTTTGACAAGGTTAATCGTGGGGGGTGTGGATTTTCGTTCTAGAACAAAATTTCGTTCTAGAACAAAAGATTCGGATTTTTTTATAGGATTACCGGTTCATAAAATCAATCAGGGATTACACATAAACAAAACGTTCGATGCAAAATTAAAAGATATAATGGATGAAAGAGCCCTGGGTTTAATAAAACAAGCAAAAGAACAAAATAAGAAAATCTATGTTAGTTGGAGTGGGGGTATCGACTCGACAGCAGTACTAACAAGTTTATTAAAAAATAGTGATGAAACGTTCAAAGAAAATATAGAGGTGGTACTATCGTCGCATTCTATTTTAGAAAATATAGAATTTTATAAAAATCATATTTCCAATAAACTAACTTGTCATAGTTATAATTCTTTCTTTATCGACGAACATTTTTTAAAAAATAATATTTTTCTTTGTGGGGATTTGGCCGATTCGATATTTAATTCTTTTCCGTTCGAACGTACACTAGGGGAAGATTATTCCTCATTAACGGACAAAAAAAGCATCGTGGATATAATAAACACGAAATCAAACAAAAATTATGGTATTTCCGATATGGGAGAATGGTTTTTTGATCTTTTAGAAAAAAACATCAGCGAATCGAACACAAGTTTTGATTTGAAAACATTTAACGAGTATTGCTGGTGGATTAATTTGAATTTGAAATGGAACTTCGAATCTCAAAGATATCTTTTTTTCTTGAAAAGACGACCTTGGCAAACACCTTTGGATTTAGATGTTGTTTCAAATTATATAAAAGATGTATTTTTTAATACGAAAGAATTTCAGAATTGGAGTTATATAAATTTGAAAAATAAAAACAATCAAAAAGACGAATTAAAAAACTATATTTTCGATTTTGATAAAAATTTTATATATAGAAATTACAAATCGAAAGAAAGGGGATCTCCCCCCAATTTTAAATTTAGAATTTATGAACATACTCCATTTCTTTTAGGAGATGATTACTGCGAAATATTTTCATCAAACAAAGAAATAGGCGATTTCTTATCAACTTTTTAAAATTTTAACTTGTATAGATTTATTTGTATTGTTCTTTAGGAAATGCCCGCTTGTGGTCGAACTCGTAGAGTTCTATTCCGAATAGGCTCTGTCCGTCTTGTTCTCGTATCCTAATATCTCGACCCTCTTTCATGGCACTGCCCATACTGTTTAATTCGTCTTCCAGTTTTTTGCTGTAAGGCACCACGTGTAGACGAGGACCGTCTTCGTCCATGACCAATAGATATATTTGAGGTTTGGCTATCTTGGAATACAGTAATTTTGAATCTGTTGGTATTTCTTTAGAGGCATACCCTCGGATCTTGTCATACAACAGGAATCCAAATCCCGCACTGAACAGCATCCACGGAGCCAATAATAATATCAACCATACTCGTGCCTCCATCCTGTAGAGAGCATAGATGGCGATCAATGCTGTCATTATGATGCCTATGGCTACCACTGTCTCTATCATCCTGGATTCCTTGGGTTGGGTGGTGGTGCGTACATATTACTGGTCTTGTGAGTCATACCCACCGCGCTCTCGTTGCTGTTGTTTATGGTAGTGACCACTCCTTGCTCATTCACTGTGAATCTCACATAGTTGACTATTTGTCCTTCCGCAGTGAAATATTTTGTTCCCTCGTAGATGATGCTGTAGGGA